TACCGAACTATCGGCAGTTTTTGCGCTATAAGCCATTTTAGAACAACGACCCGTTATCAAAAATAACAGGCAGACGATACCCATCAAATCTGAAATCAAGTGAAACAAACTTTGGACTTTTACGACCAAACCATTTCCACCATAATTTTTTATACCAAGCACTTTTTGACAACAAACTTTTATATGCTTGTTCTAAATGTTTTGCCTGTTGCATATTTCTTGAAACGATTATGCAATTAGGTCTTTTGATAGCTGACTGTAAAATCCAAGTTGTGTTTCCAGTTGCTCTTGTTGTTCTGATAATTTCTTCTAATCTTGTCATTGTTTTTAAATTAAATTGTTAAGCCAAACACGAATAAAAAACGGCTTATAACAGTGGTTTGGCAAAATACCGCCACAAGCCTTTGTACTATAATTCAACATTCTGCAAGGCGGTACTTCGCCAAGCCACAAAACGCTATCAGACAGCTTAATAGCGAAAATCCGTAAAATGAATAATTGCCATAGGTTTGTCTGACCTAACTTTGAACCACTCACAAAAATCTTCAAAACTTAATCCGTCATTTTTTGCTACCAAATCCCAGTTTACTTTTTTACCTTCAATAGGTGCAAATACAAAATTGTTTGGTTGTTCTAATTTTTGCATACCTATTCCGTGAGTTTTATCATACTTGAAAATCTCTTGCTGTTTACTTTGGTATGGTTTGCCTGACCAAATTCTAACTGACAAAATAGCTTCGCCTTTGTTTATTTTTTCAAATCGTTTAGCCCACAAATCATAGTTACCTCTGATAGTGTGTATTTTATCATAATGTTTAATTGACAAAGGAAAACCTGTTGGCTTGCCTGATTTTTTGTGAGTTTTTGGAAAGAACTCTGAAACTATTAAAACGAATGTTGTCATAATTGAAAATATTAGAAAGCCGTCTGCTCACAGCGGTTTTGTGCTATTTAATTTTTTACCAATTTGCTTGCTCCCGCTATTTGCTGATAAATTATATTTATATCCTCAACCAATAGCGGTATACACTGAATTACTAAGCTATGTGTGCTAAATTTCCTGCTTACGTGGGCTGTTGGATGCAAACTATTATTTGGCACAAAATGAATTTTAATTATTTGAATAGTTCCAATTTGTGCATCTATTTCAACGTAGTATTTTGCAACACCACCGCTTACTTTACGCCTCTTATATGTTATTGTTCCCATGTTTCACATTTTACTATATCAGAATCTTTAATAGAGGTAATACTTCTTACCACTTTGTACCCACTTTCGCTTTGGAATAATCCATAAGGTAGTTCACGTTTTATAAGAGTTTCAATAGATCCGTTGTTAACCCTTATTTGAGTTCCTAATTCTGTTTTTTTATAAATTTCTATCATTTTATTGTTAATAATACGCACTGCGCCAATATCCATCGTTAGCAGTAATACTAAGAACGTCCTTCGTTAATCTTTTCGATTAATTTTTGAGTTTTCATTCTTTGTTCGCCAACAATACAAGCACAGGCTACGCATTGAGTTTTACACTGTTCCCCTTCGAGAACTTTGTTCATTTCATTTTCAGATAAGCCCATATCAATGCACATTTTAGTTAAACCAACGCAAAGTAGTTTCTCCTTTAAATCCCTTTTCCCAAACATACCAAGCATAACAGTTGGCAGAGGGTGTATTGTATTTCACAAAGTCTGCATTTTTTGCAAGTAATAATCTTGAACTACTTACATATACATACTTTGGCGGGTTCGCAAGTAAAAACGGTTTACGTTTTTGCCCTTCCAAAAATTGAATACGCATCAGCATTACTACTTTACTTCCTTCATCTACACAATCAAGAGCGTGTTGGCAAAATTTCATTGCATCTCTGTATGGTGGATTTGTTAAAATATCTCCTTCCCATGTTTCAGAAAAGTAGTAGAAATTACTTTCTGTTACCCCATAACCTCTATCAATCAAATCACTTGCTCTTCCAAGCAATCCTCTTGCATCTAATACTTTTGCTAAATGCCCTTCTCCACAAGCACATTCCCATACGTTCCGTAATTCAATACCTGTTTGGTCTAAAAATAATTCTAATGCCTTTGGGTCGGTAGCATAAAAATCATTTTCTTCTCTTTCTTCATCAGAATGAGCAGTTGCTCCAAGTGTTGTAAAATCTCCTTTTCTCATATATTTTTAAATTAAATTTGTTCTAAATAAAGTACTGCAACTAAATATACTTGCAAACCCTTAGGTAACCTTTTACCATGACACAGATACATCAGCGTTATAACCGCTATCACATTCGCAAATAACAACCTTGCACTGTTCAAGTCCATTACGTTCTAAACAATAATACCTGCAATGTTCTGTTTTATAAATTAGCTCTTTTCTCTCAATATACTCTCTCTCTCTTTTACTTTTTTTTTCTTCATCAATACATGAAGAAAAGACGGCACAGAACAGCACACTTGCAAAAGCAAAGGCTAATCGGTTAATTGAAATTTTCGTTTTTATAATTTATTTTGTTTTAAGTTGATAATTTTTCTTTCTTAATCCCTGCCTTCGCAAGCCCAAAACCGTTAGCGGTCAATGCCGCATGGACATTGACTATCGTGAACAAGCGGGTTTTTACACCGACAAAACTCTTTTGGCACTTTCTGAATCGGCAACACAGCCGCTAACAGCGGTTTAATGTCTGATTCAATAAACTTTTGGTACAAGTCCGATGCGTTTAAAACTTGTTCACCATTAGACCAATCGCCTGAGCCTATATGCTGGTATTGTTCGTTTTCCAACCATGTTAAAAAGTTATGCGCTTGCATCATTGCAAATTGCTCAATAACCTCTGTAATGAAATCTTGATCTTCGGCTTCTTCAATGGTGTGTCCGTAGCTGATTTCTTTTGGTAGCAATACTGTTAGTTGCTCTTTTGCTTTTAATGCTTTCATGCTTTCAAATGGTGTTCCTTCGTTAAAATAATCTTCTGTTTTCATACTATAAATTTTACTTGTTAAGCCGCACTGCGTAAGGCTGCGGGCGTTATAGGCTATTTTACCATCCAATCCGAGAGTTTAGACTTAATGATTAATTTCAGCTCATCTACTCTTGACAGCGGACAGCGAAATGCAACTGTTTTAGTTTGCTCATTATATTTAGGTTTAGCACCCGAACCTTTTCTAGTGCCGCCACTTTTTTTTTCTTATGCTGCAATTTCATAACCCATTTTAGAAAGTTTTTGAGCATCTACAAAACAAGCAACCCAATATTTGCCGTTATCGCCAAGCAAGACAATATGTAATTTTACGCAGTTGTTTGCCCATCTGTTAGCACCTTCCAAAGTTGAAAATTGGTCGATGTTGTTTCTAAGTCCAAGTGTTGTTTTTAAATTTGTCATTTTGTTTTACCGTTTTTGTTGGTACAAATAAATAACACTTGTTTTGATTGTGCAAACTTTTTCAAATATATTTTCAAATTATTTTCTAAAGCACTGAAAATCAACGAGAAAAAAAACAGCAGCTGTCACGCAAAAGGCTTTTGCTTCGCAAGGCGGCAGGCGTTAGCGTTCAGGCTAACACCCCCCCCGCAAAGGTGTTATATACTGTAAAATTGCCCTTGGTTACGCTCGAGTGCTTGGCGGTTGGTGGTGGAGAGGACGGAGGGGAACGAAATCAATTCTGATACAGTGCCGTCAAATGTGAGCAATGATGCAGTTCCATTCAACGAACCTATAGCACTATTAACCCCCGTATAGAGGCTCGTAATTGTTGCGCTTTCCCATTGTGTGCCGTTCTTAAACAGTTTCCACTGCTCGCTTCCGGTGGTTGATATAGATGTGATTAAAGTGGGTGTATTTGAAATAGCAACATCTGCGGCTAAACCGTTGGTTCCGTTGCCTCCTGTCGCTGCAATGTTGGCTACGTTTAAGAACCCAGCCGAAATAGGTCCAGCCGAATTTTGGTTTGCAATAATGTAAAAACGGTCAGTTTGCCCAGAAGACCACTGCCCAAAAACAGTCCCGAATTCATTTTCAATCTTCGGTGTGAACAGAATAAACAAACTGTGCGTTGTGTTAATAAGCGGAGAAGGGGCAGCTAAATAATCATCTATGCCGTCAAAGCGCAGCGTGGGCCGTCCGTTTTCCGTCTGTATCGCACCATTGCTAACAATTTGCGGCTGCGATCCTGCCGTGGCTTGAGTTGCATTGCGACCATTGCCCGATTGGTCGTACCACGTTGTTACAAAGCCATTATTACCAACACCTACAAATGCTAGCAAAGTTACAGTATCTAAATCACCACTTGCTGTAAAGCCAATATCCTGAGTGGCACTGTCGCTACTTCTTCTTACATTAATAGCTGCACCTAAGTATTCAGTACGAAGTTTTCGTAAACTATACGCAGCAGCACTATTTAAGCCGTCAAGTATTAATCTCGATGAAAAAAAGAAAGCGTTACCAAACATATGTTATGCAAAATTTCGTGAAACAGATATTAGAAATTGAGTCCCATCCCATAGTACCGCAATAACGTCTTTTCTATTTGCAGTTCCAACGTAAACATTTCCACCTCCATTAGCTTGAATTGTTCCTGTTGGGAAGATTAAATTTCTAGGAGTTGCACCATTAGTTACTTCTATTAAAGGGCAAATAGCGTTTTGCGCATTCAATAATGTGAGAGTAACGTTTCCAGTTGCCGAACTTAATACAAGGTCAACTATGCTTCCGTTATTCCAATCTATTGTTTGCGTTGTTCCAGTAGGTGTTAGTGTTTGTTTTGTTGTGCTTATTTGTGCAGCTCTAAGAGTTCCACTAATTCTAGCACTACCACCAATAATAAAATGTTCTCCACTATTAACCGCCCCATTAGTTATAATTTGACCATTTGTTTGTAGCACCATACCACCACCACCACTTGCTTCTATTGTTAAATTATGTGAAGAATTAATCAGCGCACCACCACCCTGATTTAAAGCAGTCATTCCTATTGTAACACCTGATTGAGATTTAGCTATATAACTAGCACTTGCAATTGAATTAGAACTAGTATTTTCTAAGTAAGAATACAACCCCAATGCTTTAGAATCTTGAATATGTAAATTATAAAGTGGACTTACTCCAATACCTACGTTATTACCATTTTGAAACAACACACTATTTGCCACCGTACCTGCTCCAGTTGCTACGGGTAAATAACCAGTAGTTAGTGAGCCACCTATTTTAGCGTTCCAAATAGCTGCACTTGAAATATAAGCATCTCCTATTGCTGTACCTTGCCATACACCAGTTCCAATAGTTCCTAAAGTAGTTATTGATAATTGCCCTACATAGGTAGAAGCAATATCTATTATTGGTGTAGCACCTCCACTTGATGTTATTCTGTTAGTTGTTCCTGTAACACCTGTTACTGTTCCTACATTCCAGCTTCTATTTGCACTTAAATCAAATGCCGTTCCATTTATTGTTAATGTTCTTCCAGTTGGAACACCATCTAACCCTGCTAAAGTATAATTGGGTACATTTAATGTATCTCCTAAAAAAGTAGCTGCACCCGAAGTTCCTGTAGTTGTTAGTGTTATTGCATTTTGTTTATTAGTAAATGTAGTAAATGCACTAGATGACAAAACTCCATTTTGGCTTGCTGTTGCAACTCGTATATCAAGAAATTTATTACCAAAAAGGTCTGTATATACATACAAAGGTTCAGATAATTTACTAAAAGTAATTATGTTGGACAAAGATATTGTTGTCCAATCTCCTGTTGAAATGTCTTTTCCTAACAATAAAGTGTCACCACTAATTCCCCCAAAAAATGGTAAAGGAGAACCTAACAACCCACTGACATTTGGACTTTGATATGTACCACTTAAATCACCACCAGCAGCTATTCCATTTATTGATGTTAGATAACTATTTGAATCAATACTTCCATCTGCTTTTAAGAATTGACTTGAAGTACCTCCTGACTTAACTAAAGTAGTTGCGTTTAACGTACCTATGATTGTTGCAGCGTTACCCGAACCACTTGTTTTGTTTATGTATAAACCTTCTCCATTACCACTTTTAGTAATATTCAAAGCAATACCGCTACCACTTGAATGGGTAACGCTTAAAGTATTACCATTACCAGAACTTGTATAAGAACCTATTGTACCTGTAATAACATCTGCGGTCAAATCAAAAGTTCCTAAATCTACATTTGCAGTTGCCCCTGTATATGGAACTAATCCCGTTATACTTGGGAATGTTGCCAAGCTACCATCACCACGCACATATTGACTTGATGTACCTAATATTTTTTCCAACACTCCATTAGTATCGGCTGTTACTATTCGTGTACCTGTTCCTGCTAAACTACCAACAGTAAGAGTACTATTAATTCTTGCACTACCATTAACCTGTAATCTATCTACTCCGTTATCGACTGTTGTTCCTATTAGTAGGTTACCAGTAGCTGCTAACGTCATTAAGTCGGGAAAGGTTGTTAAAACGTTACCTGCCGTTCCTGAAGGGGCGGTTCTCCAAGAATGGCGTCCACTTGCTTGATAATAGTTAGAAGCAGCATCAGATTTAATATATATCCAATTACTACCATTATAATATGCATTATATGTTAATTGCAAACTTATTAGAGAATCAAGAAAACTTGAATTACCAATTTGTAATGTTTTAACTCCACTCCACGCACTCGGTGTAACTCCTAATCCTAAATTGCCTGATACTTCTCGCAACACACTATTTGCCACCGTACCTGCTCCTGTTGCAACAGGTAAATATCCAGTAGTTAGTGAACCGCTTATGTAACCGCTTAACGCTGCACTTGTTATGAATCCGCTTGGGTTGCTGTTAGGGTAGTATGATGTTGAATCAATACTTCCATCTGCTTTTAAGAATTGACTTGAAGTACCTCCATTTTTAATAATCGAATTAGCAATCAAATCATAACCACCTAAGTTTACATTTTGAGTTGCTCCTGTATATGGAACAAATCCACTACCAGTATTAGCAATTGTTGAAGATAATACACTCCAATTACTGTTATTAAATGATATTATTTCTACTGATTGATTAGGTAATAAAACTAAAGAATTTATTGCAGAAATACCACCATCAAATTTATCTGCTCCACTTAATTGTATTGTTAAATTACCTGTGGACAGATTTAAATTACGAATAATAAATCTTTTACCTGCCCCAAAATTAGCTGTTGAGTGTACAGGTATTGTACATGTTCTATTTATAGCAGCTAAATGAAAAGTAACAATATAATCATCTGCTGTTATAGTATAATTATCTATTTTACCTGTAAAACCTGATGTTGAATAACTACCTTTTAAATGTAATGTACTATTAATATCTGTTGAGTTTGTATTAAAATTACCAATACCTACTTTGTTATTATAAAAAGAAAGCATTTTATAATAAACTAAAGTAGTAGGATTTCCATACCAAAAATCTAAACCTACATTTTGAGTATGTAATATATTACCCTTTTTCCAAAATTTAAGTTCTGCTGTATTAGCTACATCATCATAAGTATTTTGTGCATATAACGATGAGTAATAAGAAAAAGATAAGCCATAAGCTGCTGTATCATTTATAAACCCATAATTTATAGAAGCGTTTTCACCTGCATTAGCGTTAGCTATACTAAAACTTAATTCATTATTTTTATCATGCGCTAAAAATAAATTACCAGCATTAAATTGATTATATCTTAAACTAGCAAAATTATCACCTAAATAAAAAGAATAACCATCTGTTGCAATAGTAGTATTTTCTGTTAAACTACCTCCTAGTTTAACATTAATAGTATCTAGTATTGTACCATTAGTAAAATTGTATGAACTAAGTCCTGTTTGACCTCTTAAAACTTTTACAGTACTAGCATCTGAAAATAATATATCTGTATTACCAAATAAATCATAACTATATGAAACTATTTCTATAGATTCTCCTGACTCTCCAATATCACCTTTATTCCCTTTATCTCCTTTTAAATTTGTGTAACTACCCCATGTATTATTAGGATTTTTAAAACGTAAAAAAGTTCCAGACCATTCATGTTCTGGGGCTAATCCATTTTCACCACCATCTCCTTTATTTCCTTTATCTCCTTTTTTTACAATAACTGTATTACCATCAGAAAATAATATTTCTGTATCTCCTAGTAATGTGTAAGAATAGCTTATAATATATATAGATTTTCCATCTAATCCATCTTCACCATTGTTAGAAGGTTTAGGTAAATCAAACAAATTATCGTAAGAAATTAAACCTATTTGAGGTTTAGAATTTTTTGAATATTTACCAAATATATTAGTATTCATTATCTATTATAAATTATAAATTTTATTCTATTAATCATTATATTAAATTCTTCTTGAGTAATATAATTGTTTTCTTTAGGCGTACCATCAAAATATTGTTCCCAATAATTTAATACCCATTGGTATAATGTTAATTCTTTTAGTACAGATTGTTTATCAAGACAAAATTCTGTAGCAAATCTTAAATTATTAAATTTATGTTCTCCTATATTAGCATAATAATATACAAGGTCAGAATTAATTTGAATTAGTTCATCAACAGTTACAACCATCAGATTTGCATATTTTTAAAAGTGTTTTTAAATTACTATCAGCTTGAACATATAATTCAGCCTCTAGTTGAGCATCTACAATAAAAAGACCGTCTAAAACGTCTTTTAAAGCATCAATATCAGAACCTTTACATGTACTACAACAAGATTTTTTTTGTATAGATGTTTTAGCTATTTTTGGTTGAAAACATTCTAATAATTCTACATCAGATTTTATGTAAACAGTAGTTTTATAACCAGCCATTATAATTACAGAAGAATTTTCAGGTATTAGCTCATTTAATATAGGTTTATTTAAATTAATTACTTTTGTATTTAAATAAGTATCTATATTAGTTACAACATTAGTAACTACTTTAGCTTGAGATATTGGTACTGTAGTACTTGAATAAATTACTTTAATTAAATCAGTATCATATAAAAAACTATTTAAATTTAAATTTGTTGTACCAGCTACACTAATAGTAGTAGTAGTAAGTTTTTTACCTTGACCACTAGTTAAACCACTTAAAATATACCAAACATAATATTCTACTTTTATAATACCAACTGGTAAAACAGTATTAATACCTAATTCAAGGTTACTAATATCTACGGATACTACTGTTTTAGGCATTAAATTATTTTCATCTGTTGCTGAAATATTAATATCAACAGAATTAAAAGAAGCATTTTTATAAAAAGTATGCACAGTACCATTAGCCATTGTTATAACAATTTCTGTTACTGTATTATTTTTACTTCTATTAAGATTAGTTATTCCAGTAGAATATTTTTTACTACCTGCTAAATTATCTCCGCCAGTAACATCATTTATTGTAATAATTTTACCTGTTTTATCTAATGTTCCTGTAGCAATTAATTCTAAAGCCATATTATTGTTTTAATAATTGTATTTTATTTGGGTTTTGTTCTGCTATTATAGACATGTATATAATAGCTGTTTTTATAATTTTAAAACATGTTTGGTCAGGAAATTGTAATACTGTACTACCATTATTACCAAAAGCTACTTTAGTAGGTTTAGATAGATAATCCATATAAATAGCTTCTATATTAAACTGTTTTATGTTTTTATAAAAATTATAAACATATAAATTATTACCAGATAAATGAGAAATAGGGCTTTCTTGACTAGTTTTAAATATTGAGTTTTCTAATATCGTTTTTATATCTTCTGTTTCTGTTAATCTGTTAGGTACTTCTCTTGTAATATCACAATTTAATGGTTTTACTAAAGTACTGTCGTTTAACAAATGCCTGTAATTTTCAGGTAATGTTATGTAACTAACAGGATAACTACCTATAGTAGTTGTTAATAAAGTATTAGTATTTCCTAATACTTCTAATATTTTTAAATCATCAATAGATGCTTGTACATCTTGATATTTTTCTGGTTTTTGTACTGCATATTTATCAGGAAAAGCTAATTGAATAAATAAATCCGTACAATAATTCCAATTGTAATCTAGTTCTTGTAATTGCACATTTGCATAAGCAAAGGATGCAATTGCTTGCACCCCTTGCTGTATGTAAATATACGCTTCTTTAACTGTCATTAGTTAAGATTAAAAATTAATAATAGCGTTTGGAGCTAATTTTTTCAAAACAGCTTCAAAAGTAGTAACGGCAGTCCATGTAGTAGGTACAGCAATTTGAATTGCTGAATTATCTCCTTTATTATGTTCTACACCACTTTCAGTAGTAGTATTGCGGAATAAGATACTGTAGATATTGTAATTAGTATCTGCATTAGCAAAACGAGGAAGTTGTTTCATCCATTTGCTGAAAGTATCAAACTGACCTCTATAAGCAATAAGACCTTCTTCAATTTTAACAATTTCTGCACCAGTACCTAATCCTTGACTTGGATTAACTGTGTAAGTTACAGTAGCGTTTTCAATAACACCTTGTTTAGCATAATTAAATACTGAATTAGGGCTAATTGTAGTTAGCTGTAATCCAAATTCTGTAGAAGCTGCTTGAGTAGCAAATACTGGAGAAGCTCCACCATTACCATCTAAACGAGTTGCTGTAGTAGTAACACCTTCATAAGGGTTATCTAAAGTAATAGTCATTACATTTGCAGCAATGTTAGGAGTACCAACAACTTTGTAAGTTACACCACCAATAGTAATTAAACTACCGGCTGCAATTGTAGTAGCTGTTAAAGTTGTTGAAGTAATTGTTACTGTTTTACTACCGTTTGTAGCTGTACCTAATTGTACAGCAGCAGCACCAGTACCAGTAATTGAACCTCCAATTGCAATTGTAGTTCTAGCACCATTAGCTAAAATTTCAGCAATATGTGTTCTTACAACTCCAATATTAGCAACACTATTAATTGCATTTGCAAGTTGTACTAAAATGTCATAAGCAGCTGTAGAAGGGGCTAATGTTGCAGTATTAAATTGCAATTGTTCTCTAATCTGGTCATTTGTAGAAACTTCTTGTTGAACAGCTAACAAAGTAGCTGAATCATTTTGTACGATAGTAGGTAAATTTAAAGAACCGCTTGTACCATTGTAACCAATTACAGCCACACCTTGTACAGGAGCAGTATAAGCTTGTTTAATAATACGTGTAATTCCTTTACATTGAATATCACCTGTTTGAACAGGTGTTTCAGTGTAACCTTGTACAATACGGAATAATGAACCACCACCTGTTATAAAATCATCTACATGACATAGACCTGCTGAAGAAGTTCCATTAGTTAGTAATGTAAAACGATTGTTGTTAGCTGCGGTAGTTGCATCAATTTCAACTAATCCGTAAATACCAACTGCTCCACTTGCTAAATTTTCTGTGTTAGTACCAGTTAAAGTAGTACTAGAAGTTTTAGATGGTGCATAGGCTTGGTTGCCTGTAAAGATTAAGATTTTTTTCATTGTTTTGTTTTATTAGATTGTTTATTTGTTTTTACTTTTTAAGTAAAATATCTTTTAATCTAGCTTTTAGTTTTGATACTTCTCCAGAATTAGTTTGGTCATTTAAATAAGTAATTGCTTCTTTATACGCACCAATTTGTTTATTATCTAGGAAATATGTTCCACCTTCTAGTGTTATTAATCTTGTTTGAGTTAATCTATATAATAAAGCTTTTACTTCCAATAAGTCATCGTTGTATTTTGTAACAAATTCAACAGGTTTTTGGTTAGCTATTTCTTTAAGGCGCATTAATTTATCTGTTAAATCTACATTGTAGAATAATTCATGGTCTTCTTTTAATAAGTCTAACATGTATTCTACTTTTTCAGTTTTACCAGTTTCTTTTACTAAAGTAACTAATTCAACATATTTAGCATCTGCTATAGATATTTGGTCAAATTTCTTACGACTTTCTGCTTTAGCTACAGATAAATCATTCATAATGAATTTAAACAAATCTGGATTATCACGTTCTTCTGGTAAGAAAGCTACTCCATTAGATTGTTTTGCAAATTCAGCTTTAATATACTGGTCTAAATATTTAGGTTTTTTAATAAATATTTCTTCACCATCTAATTTAACTTTTTCTTCAGTGTAAGAAGCATCTAAAATTAAACCTCTTTCTGGTACAGCTAAAGTAAATTCTGCCCAAAAAGTTGTCATTGCATCATCAAATCCTAAATCTTTAGGATTTTTATTAATTAATTGAGAAGAATAAAATCGTTCTTGATTTGTATCTAATCCTCTAATAATTGCGGTAGTAGTATAACCGTTAATAACTTTATATTGAGAACTTATATTACCTTTGTAATATGAACTATCTCGCAGTTGTTTAGGGAGAGGATGATAATCATCCTCTCTCCTATTAACTGTGATTTTATAGATTTGTTCAACTGTTTTTATTTCAGTTGGTTTTTCTTGTTGTTTAGCTATTGCTTCCATTTTTATTTTATTAAGTTTAAGTTGAAATTTATTTTATTTGGATTTTTACAAAGCTACTTATTGACCAAGATTACATAACAATTTGAAACAAGATGATGGGCGTTTAATTTGAATACCACCTGTTCTTACATTTTCAATACTTGTTGCATCTCTATCAGTAGCACGATAAACTGTTTCTGGGTAACCCATTGGGGTATAAACACCCGGAACTACAAAGTTAATGTTCTCAGCACCATCTTGAACAATATATTGAAGATTAGCTTCTCCTTGATATACTGTTTGGTCTATAAAGTAGAAGTGATGTGAACAAATTGGTAATCCTGAAACTGGATGTTTAGGTTGACCTTCTGCATATACACCTCTATCAAACATTGGATGATAATGTACTGTTAACATTTGACCATCAATATGACGGAATGAACTAAAGAACGAACCGTAAACCATATCCCAAGTATTTTCTCCTTTAGAGAATTGTCTACTATCAATAAGTTGAGTAAATCCTTTTAACTCATTTTTAATCATTTTATCAAATCCTTCCATACCACCTTTACCTGTGTAAACGTGAATATCAGATACTTCATCTGTAATGTTAAAAGTAACATCACGAACCATGTTAAAGAACTTGTTATAGGTCAATATTGAGTAAGTATCAATATTACTTGTAGGAATTTGTTGGTCAATACCAGCTCCAGATGTAATTGGAATAGATGTTTCATTATCTACTGTATAAAATTCACCTGTATTTGATTTTGCGTATTGCGACCACCAAATATCATGTTCACGAGCCTCATTAAAATATAACATTGACATGTACAATTCATAATCCATATAAGATTTGAATAGTTTACCATCAATAGGAATATGAAAACGCATTACTTTTTTAGCAAGATTTCCTTTGTATTTGTAAGAATTACGATGCATGCTAATCATGTTAGTAGCCATACTAGGCATTTGTGAACGTGATTCAGTTCCTTTTGAACCTTCAAAAGGTACTTTAGCAACACCACCAGTCCAAACACTACCTTGCGCTAAACAGCTAAGTGGCATATATAAACCAGAAGTGCCTGCAAAGATTTTAACAGTATATTCCCAACCATCTGATACTGGAATAGGGTCTTCTTGTACACGACATTGTAGTTGCGCTCTATTAATTGTAGGTGGGTACAATGTTTGTTGGCGATAAAACCATCTATCTGCAAACACAATTTTAAAAATACTTCCACCTAAACCTGGTCTATCACCAGCAGTATAATAGCTTCTTACTACTAAAGAAGATTTTTTAGGTGCGCCCATTACTGGATATTTATATTCAAAGTTAGCATCATCAAGTTTTACTTTGGTAATAGTTTTAGCTTTACCTTCAATACCTGCTTTGCTTCCTTCTGTGTAAGCTAGAATAGGAAAGTTTTTCTTACCATATTCTTTGTCATTGTAAATCATGTGAGTTACAATAGGAGTTAACAATGTAGCTTCTGACTGCATTGCTCTTGATAGTTCAGTAATAGAACTGTAGTCTTTATCTTTATATGTATCTTGATAAAGCTTCAACTCTGGTTTAATTTTTCCACTCATGTTGTTTATTTATTTAGTTGTTTATAGTTATTAGGTTTGTTTATTACCTAGTTTTCTTTTTAATTCTTCAAAAGACATTTCTGGAATATCTTTAGAATCACCTGCTTTACCAGCTAATGCTGGTTTTCTATTTCCACTAGATGCTGCAACTACTTGTTTTTTTTCTACACCTTTGATATTAAAATCTTTATAAAGCATATATTCAATAAGTAATTGTGTTTCTGTATCTAATTTATTCCATTTTTCTTCACGGTCTTTTGAAAAAAGATATTTGTTAAAAGTAGTTCTTTCTGTTTCAGGTATAATTAATCTATTTGCTAATTTACCTGTTTTAATAATTTCATTAACTTCTTTTATTTCTTTATCTCTAAGTTCTTGTTCTGTTTTAGCTTTTACCGCTTCTTGTTTTGCAATAGCATCAGCATTTTGTTTTACACTCTGCTTAATTTTTTCTTGAAAATCTTTAGATTCAGTTAATAATTCATCATCATCTTTTAATTGTTCAATAATTGCATCAAGTTTTTTACCTTTAATTCCTTGTTGTTCATACACTGAACGAACAAATTTTTCATGCCCTTCAATATCATCATCAGAAATTTCAATTGTAAAAGCTTCAGCTTCTTTTTGAGCTTTCCAACTAGCTACTGATTTACCTTCTTTTTTCCATTCAGAAAGACTTTTAATGTCTTCATCCTCTTCTAAGATTTGAGCTGCTATTTCTTTAACTTTTTTAACATCTCTAATTTCGTAAAACTTTTTAATTGCTTCAACAGAGTTGTCTTTTAAATCTAGTTCTTTAAAATCATCATCATCTTCGTAACCGTAATTAGTTAATAAAGTTTTTAATGTAGATGGTTCATCTTCATCTTCATCTTTATCTTCATCATCATCGTTGTTAGAATCGTTGTTAAATGCAAAATTTAAATCTTTAGATGTTGATGATTCTTCATCCCAAGATAAATCAGTACCATCAGGTTCATCATTAGTTGCATTGTTAGTTGCATTGTTACTAGGCGCATCAGGGGTTTTTTCTGGGTCTTCCAGATTAAACTTTTGGTTCATCATTTCAGCCATTTCGTCTGAAACAAAAATTTGTGGTTCTACCATAATTATTAAATTTAAGTTGTGTGTATTTATTTAAAACCGAATACAAATTTACACAATTTACAACAGTTATTTTAAACTATTTTAAGTGTATTAATTGTGTATAGATTTATTTTTTTGCTCCTCTATTTGAAGCATTTTTCTTTGCTATTTCTAAATCATTTACCATATTTTCTCTAGCTATTTTAACATCATCCATTCTTTTTTGTTTCGATTCTTCTAATTTTTGTTGTTCTAAATCAATTTTTCTAAAAATTTCTTGTTGTTTAATAGCAAGTTCTTGTATTTTAACAGCATCTACAGTACCTTCTTCACCCATTTGAAAAGATAATGCTTGTGCTTGTGCTTGTAAAACAGCTATATATTTTTTAGTATCATTGTTTTCATCAATTTCATATATTTTAAGCTGTCTATCTTTTTCTTTATCAGCAACTTCTTCTGCTTTTAATTGTTGTTCTGCTTGAACATTACCTTGTTGTTGTTCATTGAATTTAGCTTCTATCGCATCTATTTCTTCAATCAATTTACTCATATTAGTAGCTCTAGCAATTCTAGGTAATAATCCTATTTGGTTAGATTGTTGTGCTACATTACCTAATTGTTGTTTCATCATTTGTAGTTCTTTAGTAGCTTTTGTACTATTTTCTACATAAATACCATGTTCTGAAAAAGGATAAACAGTAGGGTCTAAATTGTAATAAACTTCTTTCATATCACTATTTACATAAGCACCTTTTTTACCATTAGCCCAAGCTACTTTAGAGAAATCTAATAAACATTGTAAATCTCTAATAATTGTTTCTTCATGTTGTTTAAAAAATTCTTCACTAATAACAGAACTTCTGTATATAGCTTCTTCATTTACAGCTTTTCCATCAGAAGCCATATTTTGACCTTTTCTTTGTCTACTTATACCAACTGATTCATCCCAATCTTCTTTTATCTGCCTAAGAATACCATACATTTCTTTAATGTATTGTGTTAACCCCATATCAATACTTTTCATGTATTGCATAGCTTGCATTGTTTGTGGATTAGTTTCATCCATAAATAAGTAACCATGAGCATCAGCATAATACATCATAGTAAATTCATCCCAACCTTCTTTTTGAGGTATAATCCCTAAAGGAATAGTCATTATTTTATCTTTATTTTTAGCTATAATTTTTTCTAAATGGTAATGTATTATATTATATTTAATTTGATATACAATTCCTTTTTCTATAATAGATTGAGGAATAATATAATTATTCATAAATATTCTACCGTTGTATAAATTTTTACATTTATTAGGGTTATTATAAGTACCACGTTGAAATTCAATTGGTTGTACTCCTAATATATGTTGACCATCTATTCTATACCCTTCCCATTTTTCATTAACCCAATATTCTTCTACTTCTTCTGTATCTAAAGCTATATAAGTTTCATCGTAATCTTCTTTATAAAAATTTCCAAAAACGTCTTTACCAGTAACACGTTTCATCATTTTCATAGAAGTCCAATTAATATGCTCTACCATTAATCCTTCGGTTTGAGTAGTAAATGGTTGTGACATATCTCCTTTTAACATATCTGTAGTTATACCTGTATAAACAGATTGATAGCCAACATTACCAATACGTAATTCTAATTCAGGTAATATTTTTTGAAAATCTTTATTATCAGAAAAAATATCCATTATTTCTGACATAGGTAATGTTACAGCACGTTTAACTGCTTCACAGTCTTCTATAAAATCAACATTAGGTGTATTAGTAAAACTAATTTCTAATGGACTAACCCAATTATAAACTATATCATTATATTGTATATCTCTGTAAGTAAACATACGAGCTAAAACAATAAAATCATAAAGTGTTTTACGTCTAATTAAATCAACTTCAGAATCTTTTAAAATAACATCTAACCCTTGTTGACCCATTAATGCTAATTGGTCTTTAATATTAGAAACAGTTTTTCTAATAATATCATCAGATAATGGTGTTTGAGCTATTTCTTGCGGAGCTAATCCTTCTTTTACTAAATTATTTACAAATTCTTGTTTTAATTGTTGTAGAAGTAATTCATATTCTTTTTCTTCTTTTAAACTTTCAATATTAGAATTAATTGCTATAACCATTGGGTTAAACAATCTTTCACTTAATTCTCCAAGAAGAGTTTGAATATTACCAGATAAAATGTCAATATTACGCATTTTAGCTGGATACCCTTTTAATTTAGTGTCGTTAGTATTTAATGGATTTGTAACGTAAGTATATACGCTTTCATCCATTTTACCTGCTGCTGCTGCGTATAAAACTAAAGCATCGCTATTAACAACAGGATATAAATTAGTTCTACCACACCAATATATTACGTTTTTTTCTTTCCAATCTTGATTCTTTTTACTTAAAAGTAATCGTTGTTCTGGTCTTGATATATTCATTGTATTTTATTTAAAACATTGGTGGTTATCTAAAAAGAATGTTTTTCTTTTTACAGTTTCTTTTCTATTTTCATAAACAATTTCTCGTTCATGGTAAGCTTGTATTCTTAAAGCAGCAATTCTATCAAAATTACCTTTTTCTGGATTATATGATTCAATTTCTTTTAATAATCCAATATCATATATAGTCATTAAATTAGTTTGTGTTGAACCGTCTTCGTAAGTTCCTCTAACTTCTTCAATACTATCTTTTATATATTCATCTCCAGTATACTTACGTTGTGATAACTTACCATCACCAATGTGCATACCAAATTTACGCCTAACTTTAGAATTTTTTGTAGCTATTTTTTCATCAAAAGCTAATTGAAATTCCCCTTCAAAATATTTCATTAAATCTAATTTTTTAGCTTTAGCGTAATCTAATAATGTTTGGTCATCATTTTCATAACCTATTTTAGCATTATAGTAATCAGCTAATTGAAATATAATTCTACAAAAGTCATCTTTTTTTGCAGGTCTTCCAACATATTGCCCAACAATTCTGTTATCTAAATTAAACGGTACTTTAGCACCAGATAGTATTTTTACATAAGCTGCTCCAACAGAACTACCTGTACTTTGGTCATACCTGTATGTATCTACATCTATAATATATCTATTTGCTGGTACTTGACCACCTTCTTTTAAAGGTGGATTCCAAATAACTACCGCTCCTTTTTTATTAGGAGTATTTTCATTAATTGGGTAATCCCAAAAAGGTTGTAATGTTCCAGTATCGTCAACATTAAATTTTAATTTACCAGAACTATCGTAACTAAATGAACCTACAGTTGCAAATTTTTGATGTAGTTTTTCTCTTTCTACTTTTAATCGCCATTCTCTAACAGTTAAAACATCAAATATATTACTACTAGAAATTGCAAATGCTTCTGCTGGACACATTGGATGCTCCATTTTACGAGCAACTAATCCTTTACCATCTCCTTTAGTTAAATATTTATTTTTTTGATATTCTAATTCAGCTTCTTTTGCTAATTCAATTAAAGATTCACCATTTGGTGTAATAAATCCTACAGCAGTCCAATAATCAGGAATAAACATTCCACAATAAGTACCAGTAGCACCTTCATCCCAAACATTTTCAAATTCAAGACAATTATATTTATTAGGGTTGTAAAAAATTTCTTTAAAACCTTCCCAATCTGTATTATCACCACCACCAGTACCAAACCAAATAATTTGCCCAGTACTATTCATTAATCCATCACTTAATGAATCTATAGTAGCATCACTAAATTCAATAAGGTTAGGTGCTTTACCAGATTCTTCTACGTATATTTCATCAGCATCTTTACCCCTTGCAGCACCTTTATTACCCCTAAATGAAATAGCAATAATTTGACTTTTTCTACCTTTATGTACTTCTACACCACCAACATTTTCTTTGTAACCACACATTTTATGGTCATCAAGATTTATTAATCTTCGTTTAGTAAACGGTGTTTTACTATCTATCCAGTCAATACATTCAACTGTTTTAGTCATTAACGCATCATCTAAAAGATACGCATTGTCATAAGCAGTTAATAAAGTTGTAGATTTTTTAAAGAAATGGTATCTTCTACTACCAGCATTACCCATTTTATATGAATAACCACCACGTCTTTTTTTACCTACTACTACATTTTTACCAGAACCATACAAATAATATTTAATTCCATCTTCTTCAAAATAATCTTGTTCAATACCATTTACAAAAAATGATTGCTTTTTTATTTTTACTTCGTCTGGAAAATGTAAGTTTGTAAATTCTTCTAAAGTAATACCACCTTGTTTTTTAATTTCAGGGTAATTACTTGCACCATATCGTGCAATTATTTTACACCAATAAAAAATATAATCACCATCCCAAAAATCTGGAAAAGCTTCTTTTTTAGTTGTTGCTCGTTTAAAGAACGATTTTTTACTTTTAGCATCTGGGTCATCAGTTAATTTAATTCTTGTGTAATTAAGATAACTGTAATGTTCCCCTGTTATATTGATTGTTACGCCTTTAGTACTAGTTATGCTATAACCTTCAATACATCTACGTTCTTCTTCATCCCAATAAATTGTATCTTTAAAATCAGGATAATTACCATGAGTATCATAGTATGCAGCAGCAGGACTAAATAATTTAGTATTTATACCTAATGCAGTAAAGTCAATTAATTTAACATCTTCTTTTCTCATAGATTATTCGTATCTACCTACAGCACCACCACCTCTAACTTTAGTATTAAGTTTTTCAGATTTAAAAGCTTTTTCTCTAGCTATTTTTAAATTTTCAATTACGCTAGGTACTTCTTTAAGTGCTGATGTAACTTCTTTAATTTTATATTTTAATACTACTGATTTACCTACTTGAATAGTTTCATCGTAATCAACATTTCTAAAATATTCTCTTGTTTTTTTAGCAGCTAATAAAGAATCTTCTAAAAACCCTATATCAAAATCTTCTTTTAATTCTGATACATAAAATTCAATAGCTTCTTTTATTAATTCATCTGGTTTCCAAGTTTCTGGTAATCCTAAAATACGTTTAACTTTTTCTGCACGTAAATCATTATCACCTGCATAAGTTTCAGTATATTGACTTCTTGGGTCAGCAAAAAAATAAATAAAAGAAAGTTCTAGCATAGCTAGAATTTTTTTTCTACCGTCTGAATCTCCTTGTAATTTCCATTGACCTCTATCTCTTTCTATTATTTTTCTAAAAATAGCAATAGTTCTAGCTTCAGCAGATATTACAGGTTTTTCATCTTGTATACTAATAAGTTTAATCATGATTTATTAAATTTTTTACCTTCATTACCAGATACTTTATAACTAGCAACTTCAAATACTACTCTATCAGATTCTTTTACAGTTGTAATTGCAAAACATAAGAATCTATAAGAAGTTGGTGAATATGTTAATCCATCAATACCGTAAGTTAATTTTTCTTTATACGGTTTAAATGCCCAAAAGTCTAAAGTTATTTTTAAGTTAATCCTTAATGGAGCTTTCTTGTTTAAGTTTTTTAATTTCATTAAATTTATCATATTGCGTTTTTTTAAATTTAAAACTGCCTATCCATGTCATTTTTATTTTATCAGGTGTTTCATCAACAGGTATACTAGATAAAAATTTACCTACTTGTCTACTTTGAAAATCCCATAATTCTTTAACTAAACTTTCTTCAACACCATGTTTTTGAGCTATAAGTTTAATATTTTTATCTAAAATTTTATCTGACATTGTTACAAATTTAATAATTTTACGTCGATTATTTACTTTTTACTTTTTAGGTATAAATTTATTTTTACAAAACAACACCGTATCTACAATTACCACAAGCTAGTACACCCATTACTTTATAATGATTAACAGTTGTATTACATCTATCACAATATTGGTAATTTAAAGATTGTCCTATTATAAAAGGAACTTGTTTACTAATAGAAGTATTTAATACTGGTATATTTATTTTAGGCACGCTAATAGTTTTACCCCCTGTTGTTAACAATACAACAGATAAAAGACTATCAACAGGATTATCTTTAATTTGTTTTTGTTCTTTTTGTGGTTCTTCCGCTACATTTAATTTTTTTAATTCTACAGAATTTACTACTTTATAAACTACTTTGCCTTCATGTATTTTAAATGTAACTTTCTCTTTAGCTTCATTACATTCTTTAATATAGTTCTTATAATCATTTTTTTCTACATTTTTAAACCAATTATTATCTATTTTAATAATCATTATCTGCTTTTTTAAAATATGGTACTTCAAAACTTATAATTCTTTTCCAACCTTTATTTTGTCTACTAGAAATAATTAAATGGTGTTCTGCGATTTTAATATCTTGTTGTGGTAGTCCAACAACATTTACACTTCCGTTTTCACCTTCCCAAACACCAATATACATAGTTCTAGTTTCAGGTACGTTATTAGTTGTTGCTTGTGTTATTTGTATTTCTTGCATCAAGTTGTTTTTTTAATACGCTTATTAATTCTTTCGTAACCATTAAAATTTTTTATTAAGTTTACTGTTTTTATACGTGTTTTACTCTATTAACTTTTATTTCATTCTCAATGAATCTTAAATATTCAACATCTTCTAAAGTTTCTTTAGTTACAATTTTATTTTCCCAAATACCTTTACTAATACTTGTTAATACTTTATATTTAAATCCTTCAATAAAATCTAACATTGATAATTTAGCTTGTGCCATACTATTTTAAATTAATTAGTTTATATTTAGTTTTATATAAATCTTTAAGTATTTCTTGAATTTGATTTGTAATCCAATCTTCTTCTTTAACAGTTTCTAATTGTTTACAAACATTAGTAATAGTTGTTATAGGGTTTAACCCTTCTTTAGAAACTTGTGGTATTTTAATATCTAATATACCAGTTTCTCCTTGTACTGATTCTACTAAAGTATCTATTGATTCTGATAATGAATCATATAGCTCACCAAGAGCTATATGTTCACTATAAGATTTACTAGACCAGTGAAACAGTTTTATAACTGTTTGTAATTGTACTAATAATGTTATTGTTTTTTCCATGCTATGAATTTGCTAAAATTTGTTCTTTTTTAATTTGTTCAGCATTATACCAGTCAATTATTTCATCAAATTCTTTTTCATATTCTTCTGTATATACTACTTTATAAGCATAAAACGCAGGAATAATAATAGGATTTAACCAAAATGTAGAAGGATTAAATCTAATTACAGTAGCAACTCCCATAGCATCAGGGTTACAAAATACTAAATCTCCTGCTTTTAATCCTTCAACACCTTTACCTACTTTAGATACTACATAAGGTCTAGCTGATTCTTTTTGGGCATCTTCTTGTAATTGTCTTTTAGTTTTTTCATCTACATGAATAGTAGAATTTAATTTTTTAATTGATTCTAATGAAGGAACTGGAAATACGATAATATCTGTATCGTGATTTTCTAATGAAATGTTAAATGTTTGTTGATTCTTAATCATGTTGTTTTGTATTAAATTGTTTAATTAAATTTAGTTTGTAATCTATTTTTTTCTTGTATTAGTTTATATTTTTTAAGTTTTTGTTCATTGTTTTAAACTTATGGTTATACTATTATCAAATCTTTTAGTAGAAGGAAAAAACTCAGTAGTATTAAAATACTTTTCAGTTGATTCATATAATTTATCTTTACCTGTAGCTTGTAAATATTTTTCTTTTAAAGTAAGTATATCTTTTAACGATATGCCACCAGTGAATTTAAATTTAAATTCTTTTTCAGTTATTACTATATGTATCATTCTTCTATTTCTATATCAGTGTAATCTTTATTTTTATTAAACTCTAAATTAATTTTAATTAATTCTTCTCGTTTATTATCATTGTTTTTCATAAAATATTTAGGATTAACTTGATAATATCCTCTAGTTACTAATATAATAAAGTTTTTATCTTTTAATTTTTTAATAGCTTTATTAATAGAATCTACACCGTACTTTACATTAACGTCATTCATATCAGATATAAATTTTTCTATTATACCTTTATTACTACTAACATAATTATCATTATCCATTACTTCTGTAAAAAAATCCATTAAATTTCTAGCACAACCTTTTAAATCAGCTAATAAATATAATGTATTATGATACCTTTTAGTGTGTGATGTAGTGGCACTAAACTTTTTATAGACAGGTAATTTAATACCATCTTCTTCTATAAACCTATCTATATACCTAATGTTTAATCTTTTATTTTCCATTGTAATTTTGAGTACACTTTAACTGTAACGGGGGTACAGTACAAAGCTAGCGAATTTACAGTTTAAATGCAAATTTATTTTCCTATTTGAAATAATTTATTTTTTTTCTTGCTTTATTTAATTATTACATTATCTTACGAGGGGTCAAAATAGGGTAGTTAATGTAATGGGGTTCTATCTGAACTGTAATGGGGTTACAGTAAAAGAGGCTCTAAAGCCCTGTTAATCCTCAAAAGGGTATAATTTTTTTGTATAGTAATACACCGATATGACGTGGTGGGTTATCTTTTTATTGTTAACTTTCAAGCAAATAAAATCAAATGAAGGTGGTTGTGAAAATCATTAATTAAGTAAGTTATTTTACGTTGTTAAAAAGCAAGTAAATTAAATTTTTTTTTACATTTTTAAAATAATAAATATGTTAGAAGAAGGGTATGTACTAAACCACTAGACCCCCATGAAACCTTAACAACCAACTATACCGTACTATGACAACCATGAAAGAAATCGCAGCACAATATGCTGCAAAAAAAACAGCACAAAAAACAGTATTCACAGTAGTATCACAAGATACTACTGGTGAATGGGTAAAAGTAAAATCAAGCAAAGGTGGAGAGCCTAAGTGGTGGTTATTACAATCAATCATTGAAAGAGAAGCGAAAGGTGAGATTAAGTTTAATGATGATGCAACATTCGTTATCATGAGTGCTGACACAAGTAAATTAATAGAAGCTTAGGCTTCTATTAATTTTTCGTGTGTACTACTCAATTATAACTAACGTGTAAACATACTCATTATGAAAAAGAAAGTGATTGTAATTGATGATGATTTAGTTCATCCAGTTACTGATTGATTTAACTTACTTGAATAGAATGTGATTGAGTTAAAGTTAATTGAATTAAAAGTGATGGAGTTAAAAGTGATGGAATAGGATGTGTAGGAACTCCTCCTTACACATTTATCGTAACTATTACTCAATTATCTCTTACTCAATCATAGATTATAAAGGTTTTTTACTTTTAATCAATTTTACCTACCCATTATTCAAGCATTTTTACCTTTAAACCTACAAGTTGTAAAAACAATTAGTGCTAGCATCACTATAATCTGCTGTTATGTACTGGGTGGATTATCAGCACTAAATTAATTTGAAAACAAAATGACTAAAAGAAAAGAAGCAATGCAATGGTGGAACGGACTTTCATCTTTGCGTAAAACTCAAATTTGCGACACTAGTACAGAATTAGTTGGAAGTGTTCGTAGATGGGAAACATTAACAGGAAAAGAGATTGAAATGCTTTATGAATCTGCTTTATTAATGCACCACAACTCACTTCCCAAGGGTGAGCAGTTGTAATAGAACAATGAAACATGTAGAGTTGAGAAGTTAGCAAGTAAATCTTCTTAATATCCTAGTAGGTATTCCTATGCGTTAGTAATTGTTAGTTTAAACCTATTACAACTGAGTGCAGAGGGAGATAAAAAACTCAATAACATTCCAAGATGTTGAGGACACCAGTTTCTTTGATTAATTGAACAGAATGAAGCAAGTTTCAGGTTCGCATATACTCAAGGTATAAAAGCGTTGAAATAAGTTTTGTTACAATAAAATAACCACAACATATTGTTTATTATCAAAGTTTTAGGTGTAAAACACAAATAAATTATTAACTGATTAAATAACAAAATTATGAAACAATATTTCATTGACAAACTTAAAGATAGTTTATCTCAATTAGAATCAACACAAAGTTCAATACTTAGTGAAATAGCTGATGGTAATTTTAGACTTCTTAAAGAATTATCTAATAGAGCATTACAACATAAACAAACTATACAAAATTTAGTTAGAGATTTACCTAAATATTGTTCAGTAAATGAAGTAATTGAAATATCAAATACTAAAGCTAATTATTCGAGTGATGATTTATTATTAACTAAAAATATCTATGACCTTGAATATGCTTATAAATATAACGATAAACCAATTAAAATATCTGAAAGAGATAAATTAATTGAAAGATTTGGTTATAAATTAAAAGAAGCAAAAGTATAACAACACTTTAATCAGTCAATTACAGGTAATGCTGGGTTGACTGATTATATTACTAATGCACCACAACTCATGTAGATATAAAGACTTCTTAATAGTTTAAATTCCCGGACACCTGAATAAGGTATTTATTAAGATGTGAAACTACCTGATTAATAAGCAATGGTCTTGCTAAATGTGTGTAAATGATTCAGAAATAAATAAACCACAATTAATCAGCTCCCAAGAATGAGCAGTTGTAATAGTGTTAGTCTTAAATCCCAAAAAGAGCTATTACAACTGAGTGCAGAGGGAATTAAAATATTAGTCAGAAGCTACAATTGACTAGGGGAAAATGTGATAAGTAACATTAATGATTACCTAAAAACATCATAGTAGCATTAAATGTAGTGTTGTTAATAATTGCTATAATATAGTTTATTAACAACCTACATTTTAAAATATAGTCAGGTGGCGGAATGATAGACGCAAGTTGAAATAAACTGGGAGGAACATCGAGAGGAAGTAATTGGCTCAGAATCCCATACAGGTTCAAATCCTGTCCTGACTACAAACATGTATAGGAGTAGTAGAAATATTACTCCTATCTATTATAACACATATTTTAAATAATACATCATGGAAAGAAATAACATAAAAAACATACATTTAATATTCACAAATAAACTAAGTAGATTGGGATTATGTAATAATAAATTAACATTTTTACCTAATCATCAAAATATCTTAGTAGGTCATAAAGATTATCCTACAAAATTCCAACACATCTACATCACTAATTCAGAAGATATTAAAAAAGGAGATTGGTTTTACTATAAACATTTTGGAGAAGATATCATTAGTAAAGTTAATGAAAATACTGATTTAGTAAATATTAATATTCACAAAGAATACTTTAAAAAAATCATTCTTACAACAGACACCGACCTAATCGAAGATGGTGTACAAGCTATTGATGATGAATTTTTAGAATGGTTTGTTAAGAATCCAAGTTGTAATGAAGTTGAGGTTGATAGAGACGAAAGAGAAGTTGGAAATCACTTAGGAGGAATTGCTACTGAATATGGTGATTACAAACTCATCATTCCTAAAGAAGAACCTAAACAAGAGACACTTGAAGAAGCTGCTGAAAGAATGTACCCACATAAACCCTTTTGGATAGGTAGTGGGAAAAGTGCAAGGGTGTATGATGAATTTAAAACGCAACGTGATTCTTTTATTGCAGGTGCTAAATGGCAACAAGAACAAGACAAGAAAATGTATAGTGAGGAAGATTTAATAAATGCTTTTAATGAAGGACAAGCATTAAATGTTAGAGGTAAATTAATTCAAGGTAAAGAATGGTTTAAACAATTTAAAAAGAAATAAGATGAAAAACATTCACGTATTACCAACAGATAAACCAAGTAGGTTATATTTAACAACACATGAATATATTTTTGAAAAAGGATATGCTTTATCAACAGATGAGTGTCAAAACAAAAACATCTACATCACTGATGATTCAGAAATTAAAGAAGGAGATTGGTATTTGGTTGAATTATTCAAAATCACAGGAGAATCTGATGGGTTTCATATTGAAAAATGTACTAAACTTGATGATGTTTGGTGTAACAATTTTGATGTAATTTCTACAAGACATAAAGATAATTGCAAAAAAATCATCTTAACAACAGACCAAAACTTAATCAAAGACGGTGTACAAGCTATTGATGATGAGTTTCTTGAATGGTTTATTAAAAATCCAAAGTGTGAGGAAGTTAAGGTTGAAGTTGATTTGTCAAAACATAATGGACAATTCCAAACTAAATATGGTTGGAAAATCATCATTCCACAAGAAAAAGCTAAACAAGAAACACTTGAAAACGAGTTATGGGGTAATGTGTTTGCTAAAATAAAACAGTATGGACTTAATTATGAAGTATTGACTGTTCTTAAACAAAACTTTAATATATCAAAACGATGAAAAATAAAGAAACAATTGAAGAAGCTGCTGAAAGATTATATCCTACTAATATTATATTGGACTATGATACAAATGAAGATATAAGAATGATTTGGACGGATGGTGCTAAATGGCAAGCTGAAAGAATGTATAGTGAGGAAGATTTAAGGAAAGCAATATTAACATCATTTTTATTAGGAGTTGATAGAGGTATCTATTCTAAAGAAAAAGAAGATAAAATCATTGAACAATTTAAAAAGAAATAAGATGAAACAAGAAGAACCTAAACAAGAAACAATTGAAGAAGCAGCTGAAAAATATTTGTTAAACTATTTTGGTAATTCTAATAATACTTTAAAACATCAACAGGTATATAGAGGATTTCAACAAGGTGCTAAATCATATGCAGCAAGAGACTATTGGTTTAAAGAATTTCAACAAGACAAGAATAAGTATAGTGAGGAAGAAGTTTTAGTAAAACTATATGAGTGTTTAGGACACTTTGCATATCAACATAACATTGTAATAAATGGTAATGAAATTGATAAATGGTTTGAACAATTTAAAAAGAAATAAGATATGAAACAAACAGCAGTAGAATGGTTAGAAGAATTAATTGAATGTGGAGCAAATTTAGAACAAATCAAAAAATGTTTACCACAAGCCAAAGAAATGGAAAAGCAACAGATAGTTGATTTTTTTATAAAAGGGCAAAATACATACCCATCTGAACATGTATTAGACAATCAACAAATAGCAGAACAATATTACAACGAAACCTTTAAATCAGAATAGAATGAAACAGACAGCAGTAGAATACTTAATTGACCAATTAGATTTTGAATTAGAATTATATAATAGTCAATGGGTAAAATTAGAACAAACTTTTGAAAAAGCCAAAGAAATGGAGAAGAAACAAATGTGTGATTTTGCAGTAGGTTTTATGATGCAAGATAGACTAGTAATATCTTATTGGGATGAACAATTTAAAAAGAAATAACATTATGAAAACAACAGAAAGTGTTTTAAGAGAATATATACAATTTGAAGATGTAAACCAGTCAGAAACTATTGAACTTTTACCTTTAACAATAATTGATGCAATGGATGAATATGCAAATCAACAAGAAAAAGGTTATAGTGAGGAAGAAGTAAAAATATTTTTTAAACACGCAATATTATTTAAAGAAGAATCAGTAAGTACTTGTGAGGAAGCAATAGAAGCTGAATTTAGTATGCTTGTTAAACAATTTAAAAAGAAATAAGATATGAAACAAACAGCAGTAGAACAATTTATAGAGCAACTTGAGAAACAAGGTGACTCTTGGGAAAATGTGAGTATGGGAACAATTAAAATTTCAATTAAGGTTGAAGATTATTTGCAGTTAAAAAAACAAGCCAAAGAAATGGAAAAGCAACAGATTATTGAGGGTATAACTTTTTTTAAAGATAGACCTTATGAAGTAATTACAGCAAAACAAGGTTTTGTTGTAGTAATACTACAACAAAACCTTTAACAAATAAGATATGAAACAAAATATACACGTACCAACAAATAAACCAAATAAGTTAGTTTATAATGTAACTCCTGATAAATATATTGGATTATCTTATTATTTAGATTGTAATTTAGTTAGAAAAGGATTTACTGATGATAAAGAATATGGGAAAATTAGAATTATCCCTATCAATTAATTAAACAGCAGTTTAAAACCAATTATCGTTCTTTATAATACAAATAACTACTAGGTTGAAATGTAGTTCTGCTGTTTTAACAAAAACAAATTTAATTAATAACTTAATAACAAATAAAAATGAGTAATCGTAATTCAAAAACCTACGCTATTATTGGTGGTAAAAGAATGTTAAAAAATCAAGAAAATGTAAAACACACAATACATTCTTTATTATGTGATAAAAAAACAGGAGATTGTAAAACTGTTGTAGTAGAAACAGAATATAGAGAACCTGCTTTACTAAATAAAAAATCACCTAGTGAAAAACCTAAAACTTATAATCAAATTATTGTAGGTAATAAAAAATTAGGTATTAAAGGTAAAGTTATTAAACATGTAAATAATTAATATGAAATACATAATGGTTGAAGATTTAAATAATCTTTATTCAAAAGAAAAACATAATATAATACAATTATCTAAAAGAATTAAATTTTTAAAAGATAATAATATTAATATTATTAAAGACGGTAATATTAATGTACCTGTTGAAGAATATTTTTCTGCTGTTGGTGATTATGTAATAAATAATTATAATAATACAATGTTAAAAATAGAAAATAAAAACTTATTTAATGTTTTAAATTTTTTATTATTTATTATACTTTATTTTGGAATAGGGATTTTATTAACTTGTTTATTAATTTGTTTAACAACAACTATTAACGACATTGTAATTGGAATAATTATATTATTTATATTTGATAGTATAAGTCTTCATGTATTAAGTAAATTAAAAAAAGAATTAAAACAATATGAGTAAAAATACACATCAACAAAACACAAATGCTTTAATGGATTGGTTAATTAGCTTAAAAAAAATACGATATGTAGTTAATATAGGCTATGTTAAAATAAAATCTAAATTTGAAAAAGTTAAAGAAGAATTATATGATGAACTATAAAAATGAAATATCAACTAATATATATTTAAACATTATTAGTGCTGTACTAGGTTTTATAGGTTTTATTACAAATCATCATTTTTTAATTTTTTCTCCTTTTATAATAAGCATTAGTTTAATTTTTTATAATACTGACATTTTTTCAGATATTTTAACCATTGAAAAGGAAAAAAAGGTAAAAGAAAAAGAAAATAACACGCTTATAAAAAATAATATTGAAGATGGTAAAAAATATTATCTTTAACTTGTATTTGATAAAACAATGTATTATATTTGTATTGTTAATTAATAACAAAGAAAGGAGATAAAATTATGAATACACCTAACTACAACATGATTGGCTGCCCACAATGTTCAGTACCTCTTATTGACCATTTACCTCAATACGAAAGCAATCAAAAAATAAAAACAGTAAAATGTACTTGCTGTGATTATATGGGTATGCGTGAAGGTTTTATTCTTTTGTCTTCAAAAGAAATTGAAGAACATAGAAACTCATTAAAATTAACTAATAATGTCAAACAATCAAATTACAGCTTTGCATCCTAATGCAATTAAACCTACCAACGATGATTGGATGGTAAAAAATAACAATAGATTACCTTTAATTAAATTAGATAAATCTATTTTTGTTAAAACAAAAGAAGAAAAAATTCAATTACAAAAAATAAAAAATATTAGTAATAAAATAACTAATAATCAATTACGTGATGAATGTTTATCTATTATATTAAATCAAAAAACACTTAATTGTGATAGTTTAACATTAACACTAATTAAATAAAAACACCAAACAATATTTGTAAGTAATTGCTTGCAGATTTAAAGCTACTAATGTAATGTTAGTAGCTTTTTTATTTTAACCACAAATTAAAAATTAACATTATGAACTTAGAAAAAATTAAATCATTGACAAAAAACAGCACTAACCAAGAAATTATTGAAGCTTTTGGTGAAGAAACTTTAAATGATGGTAAAGTAAGAATTTTTGCATTAGAAGAAACTAAAAATGAATCTTATACAAGTATGTTTTTAGTACAAGGTATTAAAACTGCTAATAATAATAAAGTATTAAATACATTTTTAGGATGGTCTAATACTCGTATTATCAGATGTATTCAAAATTCAACAACAGAAATTGCTAACGCTTTTAGTATTGGAGATGTTTTAGAAGGTTTTGGTATTCGTGTAGAAGAAAAACAATTACCTGCTTATGAAAGTCAAGCACCTAAAGTATATCCTTCAACGCATCCAGCAGCAGGAGAACAAATATTATTTGAAGACGCTCCTATTTACGAACATTCTTTTTTAACAACTAAAGATGAAGAAGGTATTTTTAAATTAACTTCTGAAAATGTTGAACAAGCTTTAGTAATAAGTAAAAATGTAGAAGAAGTACCTGAAAAAGAAACTACAAAAGTATTTTAATAAATAACAATCTAATAAATTACAATTATGAATAACCAAAAAGCTTTATTTATAAATAAAAAAAACGTAGTTAAAACAGAAAAAAATCCTTATATTTGGCGACAAGTATATTTGGAAGGAAAAACTGAAAAAACTGTAAAATTTAATATGCATGAAATGAGCGAAAAACATATTAAAAAGGCAGCATTAAAATGTCAACATAAAATAGCTGAACTTTACAGACAAGCTAATGGTTGGGAAGATTTATTAGAAAAATTTGAAAAAGTTGCTCAAGAAAAAAAGTTTGAAATTGATTATATTGAAAACACTTATGTGCAAGCAATAGTAAAAGAAAGAACTTTTTAAATTAAAATATTAAACAATATCTACTATATTAATTACAAGCTATAAAATATATTTTCATAGTATACGGAAGTCATATAATGTAATCAATGGACTATAACTCATTATAATTAATATAGATATAGCTTTAGATATTGTTTTAAATGTTAAAATTAAAAACAAAACTTAATCAAAATGAGAATAAAAGTAAAAGTAAAAGACATTGAAATAGAAGTAGATGACAATAATAACAATACTGTTATTAACTATGAATGGCATAATAACGAAGTGCAAGGGGCATTTTCAAATAATATTTGTTCTAAAACAATAAAAGTAATGTGCGAGGAAGCGATGAAACTTTTTAAAGAACAAATGTTAAAATAAAATAAATATGAAAAGATTAATTTCAAAAATACTACTATTTAAGCAATGGATTTTATTTGTTTGCATATTTTTGGTGGCATTTATACCATCTACTATTAAATATTATATAACAGTACATGGAGAAAAGTATTACAAATGCCAAACAAAATATGAAACAGATACAATCGAAAGTCCTGATGCAACTATAATGATTGTAAAGAAACAAATAATACTTTATAACCATTTTGGGTGTGATGGGTTAAAATAGCATATAACTATATTATATATGTAGTTTTACTTAATTATTTAATTATTAATATTTTATGTAATGAAAAAACCTATGAGTAAAGATATTAAAAAAATGATTGATAAAATTAAGAACTTTAAGCAATTTGTAAATAAAAATGTGAGTGTTGTTGATAACATTCAAAAACTATACAAAAAATATGGTAATAAATATCCTTATGCTACGGATGCAATAGCTTATTATATATTTGGTGATAAATCAGATGATAATATATTATTGAGGTTTTATAAAGGTGTTTATGGTAGAAATTCACAAGTTGATTCAAGTGAAGTTTCTTTATATATGTTAGACAACGAATATTCTTGGGAAGAAAATATTAAAGATATTGACAATTTTATAAAGAATTTATTTATAAGTGATGAAAGGAGAGGATTAAATAGTACAAACTTTAAATAACAAATAAAAGATGAAAGTAGAAAATTTGAATAACCAAAAAACCGCCCAATTAAATATAAGTGCTATTAGCGGTAATGCTATCGAACCACCATTAGGATTGATACCTAAAAGATTTCACGATGTTTTCTTTGAACGAGTAAAAGTAGAACGATTTAATAAAGTGCGTGGAGCAATTGCTCGATACTATAATGCTGGGTTAAAGATTAACATTGAATGGATTGAGGAATATAATGAGTTAGTTGAGTGCGTTAGTAAGCATTACTTATAACGTAAAGTAATAAACGCAGAAATTAATATGGCAGGAATAGATAAAACATACACAAACTCTTATAAAGATTATAAAGAGTTTAAAATTTGGGCAGATAGTCAAAAATTAACATTTTTTGATGGGTTAACAGTTTGTATTAGTGATTGGGTTTGGACTTATGAAGAAAAAGATTTTTTAAATGGTGAAATTCCTATTATGAATACTCCAACTTGGTTAGATATATATTTAATCCAAAATTGTAAAAATGATTTTGTTTTAGAAAGAATGAAAAATGTTTATAGTGAAGAATCATTTGAACAGTTTAAAACAATTGATTTAACAGCAAAACCAAAAGAAACCTTTAAGCAAAATAGAGTAATTAAAATTACACGTGATAAATACACTAAATTTCCGTTGCGTAGAAAACCTTTAGATGGTAAAAGCAAATGGTGGTTACAATGTGAAGGTGATTTTTGGTACAATAATGAAACAAATATATGGGTCAGCTATGATACTCCATATCCTCATAATACCAATACTGCACATTTAACATCGGTAAAATCAGTTATAAAGCATTTAAAAAGACAATATCTTCCTAAAGGTTTAACTTTTAGATTGTTAGGTAACTACGTTGGAGAAAATTATTTAGTGACTGTAAAATAAAATTGCATACAACGAACAGGACTTGGCGAAGTAGAAAATTTTGGAACACTAAACTATTGTCAATAATAAATTTACATTCGTACCGTTAAATAACAATAACAACAACAATAACAATTTAAAAACTCGCAAAATGAAATTCACACACACAATAGAAAACATCAAAGTATCTAGCACTTCATCTTATGGAAGATACGTAATTAGTGGAACTGTAAATGGGGAAGAAGTTGAAACATACACAAACGACTCCGAAGTATACGACTGGTACAATGATGATAGTAATAAAGAAAAGCAGGCAAACGCAATAGCTCATTGTGAATGGAAACTTGAAGAGGCATATATTAGAATGTTATAACGTTATGTAGTAGTGCGGTTTATTCACAAGTAAATTCAACAAAAATATGATTATATTTTTAAATTTAAAAAACCAAATCTGCGAAGGACAAAACGACTTTGCTTTTTATGATACAATAAGCAATACTATTTGCTCATTCGGAGAACAAGAAGAACAAGTGTTTAGTAGTGTTCGAGCATTTCAATACGCTTACGGAAAAGAACAAGAAGGAACACCAAGACCAATGAGCAGATTTATGTCTTTAATTCCAGAAGGCTATTTTGAAAACTAAAACTTTAAATTAAACGAAAAATGAATAACACAGTAAAAGCATTAGGATTAGTTTCATTAGGACTAATTATTTGGTCGGTACTTGCTTACATAGCAATAGCTTTTTTAAAAGCAGAAACAAACCCATTTCTATGGTCGCAAGATGCAAGAGGTGGAATGTTGTTTGTAATATTTTGCTATGTATGCTTTAGTCCGTTAATGTTAATGGCTGTTATGGACGAGTTGTAGCACTTGCCAATAGCTTTTATAAATTAGAACCTTTCAGAATATAGGCAACTGAATAAATGTTATGGCAACTACAAAAAAAAGTAAAAAGTATGCAATAATTTATTTTAGGGGTAAAAGCCCCCTTAAAAAGTATTACGAAACAACCACAAAAGCTTTTAACGACTATGAAGATAAGGGTTGTATTTTTGTTGAACTTTTTAATGAAAATGGGGTTAAGGTATCATCTTATCCAAATAACAGATTTAAAATATAATAGAAGACATTAATTACACACGACATAAAACAGGTTTTTTATAATTTTAAATAAAAATAATGGGGATGACGGGAATTGACGAGAGTGTTAAGCCTTAATACAATCATGCGATGGTAGATACATTACATCTAAATTAGTATCAAAAACAAACGCAAACAACAATACAATTTCAGAAAATTCTAGGAATTTTGCTGAAACAACTACAAATAACATTGTAGCTTTATTTGCTAAAACTGAAAAAGTAGCTTTAGCTGCTTAATCAAAAGTTTGTTAGAACTTTAAACTAACTGGTGGAGCTGAATTTCGGTTCAGCCTAATACTAATCAATTAGCAATAATAGATTTAAGCATGTAATCAAGTTGTATTATAGCAACTATTCGGACTGGGGTTCGACTCCCCACATCTCCACAAACTAATTACAAAAGAATTAAACTAAAATAAAATTATGGATTTTGAATTATTAACAACAATATTATTAATCTACATAATAGTAGAACTTTCCTTTAAACCTAGAATAGATGTTTCTAAGGAAGGGATTTGGATATGGTATGGTACAAGAAAAAGAAAATGTTTTAAAATATATTAAACTATGAAACAAATAACAAAACTTAAATTAGCTACAATAAATCAATGGTGTAAAGCAGAAGAAAAATCTTTTGAATATGTTTTACAAGTTATGCAAGATATGGTAAAAGTTGAACACCATGATGCAGTTAGGTTTTTTACAGAACTTCGTAATGAACATGAAAAACTTGAAAAAGAAGTTAATGATTTATTAGAAATTGTAATACAATTAGAAGATACAAAATTATGATAGACAATGAATTAAAAGAATTACCTGAAAAATGGTATATTAAACCTAATACATTAGAAGAAGCTAAAATTGTAGCTGAATATTTTGACAAAATTGAATGTGGGTTAATTGAAGGAAAAATCGGATTTTATCCATCAAAATTAGAAGAAGTAATAGAAAAAGGATTATCTAACAATAATTGGGGTTTTTATAAACGTTCTGCGCATACAGAAATTTCATTTGAGCAATTTAAAAAATGGGTATTGAAAGAAGAACTTGAAAAAAAATCGTTAGTTGGTAGATATTTAAAAGCTTTAATTGATTACCCTCAGGCAGGTAACGTTAAAGCAGGAGAATATGGATTAATTACTAACCATGAAAAAACTTCGTTAGAAGCTAATTTTCCTAGTCAACATGGATATCTTTGTTCTGGCGTACTTGAAAAAAATCAAACTAAATATGAACTAATACCCGAAGATTTTATTTCTGAAAGTAATCTTGAAACCAAAAAAGAACCAGTAGTTAAATTAGAAATAGGTAATCATTATGAAATTACAGATGATAAAAATAATAAAGAAATAATAGAAATTGTAAATATTCATACAGATATTCAAAAAATGAATAATTTATTAGATTCTAATAATTCTACTTGGAATTTAAAATCTAATACTTGTATTTATGAACACAAACATATATCTGGTGATATACTTATTAATTCTGATACAACTAAAAGATTTGATTATTTTTCTGATAATTCTCTATTTGCTAAATCTGCTAAATTAGTAAAAACAAATAACTGTCTTTACTCGACATTGGGAGTAGAAGGACTTTATAATAATATTACAGGTAATTTTAATACTGCATTGGGAACTTCAGCAGATACAATTGATTCTGGTACTACATTTTTATTTTCAACAGATAATGAAAGTAAAATTCATACAGCTAGTAGTCCTGTAAATAGCCAATATCCATTAACACCAACAATTAATCTTGAATTTCAAGAACCTATAATAATAACCAACAAAAAACAAAAAGTAAAACAATTATTTATCATTTAAAATTAAAAATTATGTCATTAGAAACAAAAGTAAAAAAAGGTCAAAGTTTTGCAAAAGAAATATTAGCGAAATTAAAGGGTGATGATGCAGCTGTATTATCAGAAAAAATTGCAAGAAAAGCAATTTCAGCAGTAGAAGGGCAATTAGCAGCATTAAGAGCTAAAGAAGTAGATTTAGAAAATGAGGTAGAAGATTCTTTAGAAGCTTTACATAACGCTAAATACCCAACTACAGTATTTACAAATAATCAAAGTTACATTCAAAACATTCAATCTTATAAATTAAGATTTGATGAATCTACTGAAAAACTTGAAGAAGTAAGAAAATCAATTATTTATTTTGAAAGTATGCTAGCTTCATTTTAATTAATAATTAATTGTTGGTTAAACTCCTATCAGAAATGGTAGGGGTTTTTAAAATATTATAAAATGAACATAAAAATAAATAAATTATATTTAAAAGGATTAGGAAAAGAAAAGTTAGCTAGTGATGAATATACTCAATTTTTAATAGATGATTTAAAACAAAAAGAAATTATTAAAAGAGCTGAAAAAAAATTAGAAGAATTAGGTGTTTCTAAAGAAGAAGAAATTACAGATGAACATCGTAATCAAATTGATTGGAAAGTAATATCTAAATTTAGTGAAGAGGAAGAAAAAAGTTTTAAAGAAGAAGCTGTAGAAGCAGGAAAATCTATGACATATAAACTTTTAAGAGTTGATAAACATTTTTCAAATCTTAATCTTTTTTTATTTGATAATCATTTAGCTATTAAAGAACCTAATCAATTAATATTATTAAAAAACAGTGAATACATTAAATTGTTACAAAATAACAATCTTAATTTAGAAACAGAAACAATTATTGTTTGGTGGGATTCTAATAATAAATATTGTACAATTAAACCTGTTATTAAAGAAGAAATTTTAGAAGCTTTAAAACAAAATATAATTACAACTGAAAAATATGAAGAACTTGAAAAATTATTGGATTAATCAAAAATTTTATGATTGAACATACTCAAAATAAAAACATTGTTATAGAAGCGATTAAAGGAGAATTTGATGTTATAATTAATTTTTGTAATTGCTTTTGTAATATGAATAACAAAGAATTAGCTAAAGCTTTTCCAGAAGTTAATAAAGCTGATTTAAAAACAATAAAAGGTGATATATTTAAATTAGGTGAATTTAGTAGTTGTTATTACAAAAATTTAGATTTAACTATCTTTAATATATATACTAGTTATGAATATAAAGTAATACCAATTAATTTTGAATATACTGCTTTTGCTTTAGGATTAAGAAATATTTGTGCTGTATTAAAAGGTGATGAATTTATAGCAATACCTAAAATAGAAGGTGTTAGGTGGAATATTTTAGAGCAGATAATAAAAAGAGAATTGGTTGATTTTAATGTAAAAATATTATGAAAATAAATCTTTTCAATACAAATAGAAAAAAAAATTCTTTTAGTCGTAGTTGTGATACAATGGAAACTAAAAATTGGCGGGTAGAAGTTCAACAAAATAATCAATTGTTTAAATTAGCAGAAGGAACTTTTGAACATTGTCATTTTATAGGAAAAATGTTTAATATAGCTATAAAAGCTCACAATAAAGAATTATTAGCTGAACACGGATTAAAAAATTATTATAAAACCAAAAAACTTAAAGAAATATAACTATGTTTAGAATAGAAAAAGGTAAAAAATATCTACACCCTAATAAAAAAGATGTAAATGAAGTATTTAATAATGCTATAGCATGTTTAAAACAAATTACTTCAGAAGATGAATCTTTTGTTATTCCAAAAGATAAATTAGCTGAAACTAAAATAAGTTATTTTGTAAGTAAATTAAAGCAAATATTTAAAGAATCTGAAGGTATTAAAATAGTTTATTTAAAAGAATTTATTCAAGAAAAAAAACCTGATGGTAAAAAAGAATACACAGGAGTAAGATTTTGGAGACATGAATTTAATATTGAAACAAAATGAATGTAATACTTAAAAAAGAAATACCTATTAGTGATAATTTTTTTTTGTCTTTACCTAAAAATGCTAATATTTTATGTTTTAAAACTCAAAATGAAGTACCTATGATATGGTATGAGTTTGAAACAAGTGAAATTATAAAACAAGTAAAAAGAAAATTTTGTATTATACGCACAGGTGATATGTTTTTTAAAGGTAATTTAATTTATATAGGTACAATATTACAAAAAGAAGATTTATTTGTTTGGCATTTATACGAAGACAAAAATTTATGAAATTAAAAGAAGAAAATTTAGCAGAAATTAATACAAATTTTAATGATGAAAGTACTCTTAAAACAAGTATTAAATTAGACAAAACAGATAAATTATTTGATATTTTAATTGGCGGTTATCATAATCCTAGAGCTTCATTTATTAGAGAAACTGTATCAAATGCTTGGGATGCTATGAAAGAAGCTAATAATCCTAATCCAGTTATTGTTAAATTAGATGATGATGATGGTGGAAATTATATTGAAATTATAGATAAAGGAATTGGAATGGATTATGAGTTTATTACAAAAAGATACACTCAAATTTTAGATTCTACAAAAGACCAAAGTAATGAACAAATAGGTGGTTTTGGTATAGGAAGAATGTCACCTTTATCTTATCAAAATAATTTTATTGTTACTAGTGTAAAAAATGGATTATTAAATCAATTTAATGTTTACCGTAAAACTTCAGGTATGCCTGATGTTACATTATTAATTGAAAATGAAGAAACTAATTTAACTAATGGAACTACAGTAAAAATTTATTTAAAAGAAGAAGATTATAAAATAAATAATTATAGTGAAGTAAAAGAAATAAATTATATTGCTAGTATAGTTGTTAAAGAATTATCTTTTTTTGATAATGTTATTTTTGAATTTAAAGATAATTACTGTTATTACGATGATTATAAATTATATAAATTAGAACAATCATATAATTCAGGTAAAATTGTTGAATCTGATTTATTTAAATTACGTACTACTAACCAATATTCTAAAGAAATACATTTAGTTTTAGGAAAAGTTTGTTATCCAATAGATTGGAAAACTATAGGGGTTGAAAAAATTAATATACCTATAGGCATTAAGTTTAATATTGGTGATATTCAAGTAACAATGACTAGAGAATCTATTCTTTATTCAGATGAAACTATATTATTAATAAAAAATAAAATAGCTGATGTAGTTAAAAACTTAATAAAAAGATATAATGAACAAAATTTACCTGTAGAAGGTTTAATTAATTATGTAAAAAAAATAAATTTTTCTAAAGGTAAAAACAAATATTTAATTTTTCCTATTAGTGATAATTTTAATTACAGTTTAGATGCAACTTGTTTATATAATTTAACATCTATTTTATTTAAACCTATAACACATTTTAAAGTAATTAATCCTGCTAAAATAGAAAATATTTTATATTCGTTTAACGTGCTTAATAAAAAAATAGTATATGGTAAAGAAGTTAAAAATAATGATTTAAATTTAATTAATTATGATTCTGTAATTACTAAAATAGTTTTATTAGAAGAAACTGATAATATACCAGAAAGTAAGGAATTTAAAAAATATATTAATAATTGTATATTTGTAAAACGTAAAAAAATATCTAAATATTATTATAATGCTTGGTTAGAAAGTGTTGGTATAAAATTTAATGAAATTGAAATTAATAAAACAGTTCCAGTAAAAAAAAGAGATGGGGAAGGTAATTTAATTGTTTCTTATAAAAAAGTTAAAACTACTGTTTTTAATAAACCTGTAGGTATTATTAAAGAATTATTAGAATATAGAAATATAATTTTTGAAGAATTAAAAAAAGATTTTGAAGTAATTGAATATAAAGATTTTAAAATACCTGAAGAATGGTTAGCTAAACAAAAAGCAATTGCTAAGGCAAATAGACAACCAAAACTTAAATTAGATGGTATTATACCTTATAAAAATATTTCAAGTTCTTATGTAGGTGATTTACATTTAAATACATTAAAAAATTTTAAAGGTATTCTTATATATGGATTTTTAAAAGATAATACAAAATTAGAATTTATTTCAAAACTTCTTCAGTTAAATAAATCTTTTATTTATTCTGAATCTGTTCTTAATGAACAAGCTATTAAAATAATAAGAATAAGTCAATCAAATGAATATTTATTTAATAAAATGCCTAATGCGGCACATGTAAATTTATTTATGCAAAGTAATAATAAAATAGTATGTAGATTAATACAAACAATACAAATAAGAAAAAAATATCAATCTTTATTTAGTAATTCTACAGCTTTAAATATATTGAAAAAAATTAATTTTAATATTTATTTAGCTGTTAAAGAATTAGAATCTTATACAGATAAAGTAGATTGGAGAATAGATGAAAATAAAGAATTTGCTAAAGAATTATTAAGTTTAACAAAATCTGGTATTATTAAATACGAAGATAAATCTATTTGTGATGTTTTTGAATGGGTAAATAATTATTTTGATGGTTGTGAAATACTACAACACTTAAATTGGGATGAAGATTCTTTACCATATATAATAGATTATTTAAAAAGTAGGGGTAAAAAACTTAATTATATACATTATAATAATTCAAATATACCACAGCAAAAACAAAAAGAATTATCAAATGTTTTTATTAATAGTTTTGGATTAATAGACCCAGAAGACGTAATAAAAAATTCTTTTAAATATTTAAATAAACAATTTATGACAAAAGAACAAGAAGAAGCTAATAGAAAAGCTTATGAACAGCAAAAACAAGCAGATGCTTTTTTAACTAGTGAAGAATCTACTCCTGAAAGTGATGATATTACTTATGAAGAAGATTTAGAAGAAAACCAAGAATTAGAATTACAACAATTTAACACATCAGAAGGAGAAGAATAATATGTTTGGATTAATAAGTAAAAAAAAGTATGATAATTTAATGCAAAAATATCATAGCGCAGAAGAAAATTATCAAAATTTAAATTTAGAATTTTATACCAATACTAAAAAGAATTTAACAATAATTAAAGAATTAGAAAAATCAGCAGAAGAATTAATTACATTAAGAAATGAGATAAAATTAGAATTAGAAAAATTAAATACTTTTGTAGTAGAAAAAGAAATTTCTGATTTTCAAGTTAAAGAATTTGGTCAAGAATCTTTAAAACAAATAGAAGAATCTTGTGTTGAAGAATTATTAGAAGATGTTAGAAAAAAAATAACAATAAATAAAGAAAAAAACTTTTCAATTCATAAAATAATAGCTAAAATAACAATTCAAAATGGGAACTAAAAAAACACCTGCAAAAAAAGAAGTAACTAAAAAAGCCGCTCCTAAAAAAGCTGCTGCTAAGAAAGCTGCTCCAAAAAAGACTGCTGCTAAAAAAGTAGTTAATAAAGAACCTGAAATTAAAGCCGAAACTACAGAAATTAAGTACCAAGAAATTAAAGCAGGTAAAAAATCTACTTTAAATGTAAAAAAAGGTAAAACAATACTTACTAAAAAAGGCACATCAGATGAAATAGCAGTTATTATAACTAAAATTACTAAATATAATAAACTTAAAGATAAAACTACTATAGCTGCTATGAAAATAAGATTGTCTATTGAATCTGAAATTTCTGCTGTAGAAGAACAAAAAAAAGTAGAAAAAGAAAAAGAATCTAATAATATTAAAACTACTAAAAAGATTTTAAAAAAAGAAATTAACCAACAAAAAGCTGCTGGTGTAGAAGAAAAAGAAATTTTAAAACCAGAAAAACTTGTTGAAAAAAAAGATTTAAAAGAAGTAGAACAAATAGCAGAATTAGCTAGACATTTAAGATATGTAGGTTATAAACATCCTAAAACAGGTAAAACTTGGAATGGAGAACGATACGTTTAAAATAATAAAATTGCTTGAGGATGCTGTATATAATCATCCTCAAGCTTTATTAAAATTAACAAATAAAAATCTACTTAAAATTGTAGATTATATGTTACCATATTCAACAGGTTTTGAAATAGAATGTAATTCAATACATGATTCTAATAAAATAGAAGAAGTTTTTTCAAACATACCGAATATAATGCACGTTAGTGGTGGAGATGGAGAAGTTAGATTTAGAATACCTTCTAAATTAAATGGTTTAATTTGTTTACAAGAAATATGTAATTTATTACCAGATTATTTTACATTAAATGAAGGTAGTGGAATACATTATCACATTGATATGACTGATGTTTTTGATTCTATTGACAAAGAATTTATTTACAAACATAATGATTATATAATAAATGAACTAATTAAATGGGGTACTGCTAAAGATACTTCATCATCATCTGCTGCATGTTTTTTAAATTCTAGGGGGTGGGTTAATTTTCAATCTGAATTTAAAACTTGTGAAATAAGAATTGGAGAAATGACATTTGATTATAATGTTATATCAAAAAGAATAATAGATGCTAACAGAATAGTAAAATATTTAAAAAATCAATTTACTCCTGAAGCAAAATTAGCTGAGTTAAAACTTAAATTAAAATCTTTGAATATTAAAGAAGATGAAATAAATATTTTTAAAAATTATATAAATGTTGTCAATAATAGAATAATAAAAATATGATTAGTACTGAAATACTTAAAAAAATGGAAATAGCTAAATTTACAAGACAAGAATTAGCTGAAAAATTATGTGTTGAATATGGAACTTTAAATCAAATATTATTAGGAACAAGACAAATTAGTATATCGGTAGCATATAAATTAGAAGAAGAATTAGGTATGAATATGGAAAAAATATTAGTGACTCAATTATCAAACAAAATAAATAAATATAGATATGATATACGAAGAAAAAAAAACAATTAATAAATTATGGTTTTTAACATTTTTTTTGTTTATACTTTCTGCTTCTACACATTATATAACAAATGTTAGAATAAATACTGTAAATAAAGTAAATCGAGAACAAGATAGTTTATGGAAAGATTTATATTATTCTATTGTAGATACAATGGAAAAAGAATCTTATTTAGTAACTGTAACTACTTATAATGCAACAGATAAACAAACAGATAAAACTCCTAATTTAACTTCAGCTCAATATAAAATTGACAAAAAAAATCCATTTACACAAAAATTTATAGGATTAAGTAGAGATTTATTAGAAGAATTTCATTACGGTGAAATTGTAATATTAGAAAATGCTGGTAATTATAATGGTTATTATATTGTTGCTGATTGTATGAATAGTAGATTTTTAAGACATGTTGATATTTTAATAGGTAATAAACAAAAACATACAAAAATAAATAGTGTAGTATTAAAACATGCAAATAGACGAGAATAGATTAGCAAGACAAACAATAGAAGTAGATAAAGTAATTAATCATTTTATTAGTGGAGTATCAAGAGGAGTAGCAGGTGAATTTCCAACTGGGTTTGGAAAAACTTACATGGCTTTTTTAGCTATTAAACGTATACCTATTAATAAAATTGTTCATGTTATTGTACCTACTGAAGCTTTAAAAAACCAATGGGAAAAGTTAATACTTGAACAATTACCTAATTATAACATAAAAGTATTTATTATAAATACTTATGTTATGGAATTAAGAGTATGTGATTTTTTACTTATTGATGAAGGTCACAAAATATCAAATAAAGATGCAGTAATGTTTAGTTTAGTTTTAGATATTTGTACTTTTGTTAATTGTTGGATTTTATCAGCTAAATTTACAACTGAACAATTATTATTTTTAGAATCTAAAGACATTAAACTTATTAGTAAAATAACTGTTGAAGAAGCTAAAAAAAATAATTGGGTTAGCCAATATAAAATTTATAATTTAGCTATTGATTTAACTACACAAGAAGAAGAAGAATATATTAAAGTAGATAACATTTTCAAGTCTCACTTTCCTTATTTTAATAATGATTTAAAACTACTTTATGAATTATTACAAAATAAAGAAGCAAGATTAAATTATTGTAATGAAAATGATTTTAACGAACAAGATATTGCAATGAGAGCTGTAAGAGCTACTGCTGCAATATCCAAAAGAAAATCAATTGTTTATAATGCTTTTAACAAAAAACAAATTATTGCAGATATAGTAAAATTAGTAAACAAAAAAACTATTGTATTTTCACAAACAATTAAATTTTGCCAAGAAGCTAAAAAACTTGTTGATAAAAGTACAATATATCATTCTAATTTAAAACCTAAAGAAAAAGAAGCTGCTTTATTAGGTATAATAACAGATAAATATAATTGTATATTATCTGTAAAAGCTTTACAAGAAGGATTAGACGTAAAAGGGTTACAATGTGGTATTAGAGCTTCTTATGATTCTACTGAAAGAGGAATGATTCAAACATTAGGTAGAGTTATTAGAAAAGAAGAAAATAAAGAATTTGCTGTTTTTGTAAGTCTTTATTGTAAAAATACTATGGAAATAGGTTGGTTAAAAACTAGTCAAAAATCTTTTGCTAATGTAAGATGGATTGAATCCATAAATGAAATTGAATTATAACAATATAAAATAAGGAGGTTTATGTTCTATGATTTTAAAAGAACAAATAATATATTAAAAGAATTAAATATTACGCCTAATCAAGCATGGATATGTATAATGCTTTTAGAACAAAACTTTAAATATAAAAAAGAATTGTTTTATAACTATATAGAAAAACATGATGGAATAGATTATATGGATATTTTAAAACTAGAAAATTTAGGGTATGTTGAAGATTGCGGTAATAATAATGAAATAGAAAAAACTGTAGAAATTGTAATAAATAAACAATCTGGTTATAAAAAAGAATATAAAAAATTAAAAGATGTTGTTTTATTAGATTTACTTATTGTAACTCCTTTGTTTAAAAACAAAGTTTATATAGACCCTGAAATTGCTGCCGAAGAAGTTTTAAAAGCTTATCCATCTTGGATGATAATTAAAGGAAGTAGAACTTATTTAAAAGGAATACCTTTTGATAAAGAACCTTTTTATGAATATTACAACAGTATTATACAAGGAGATATTTTAAAACATAAATTTATAGTTGAAATGTTTAAGCATGTAAAAAGATTAACAGAAACAAAAAAAGGTGGTGTACCTGTTTTAAATCCTGTTGGATTAGTTAAAGCTTTAGAAAGTAAACTTTATAATGATATTGAAGAGCTGTTAGCTTTAGAAGAAACTGACAAAGATGTAGGAACACAAATATGATATATGACAATTTTATAAGATACGTTGATGATGGTAGAAAAGGATTAAATGCTGGTATACCAATGGGTTTTCCTAGATTAGATAAATATTTAAGAGGGTTACAAAAAAAGAAATATTATTTAGTAGGTGCTGAAACGGGGGTAAAATATTAATAAATTTAAAAATTTATTATTTCTGCGCTGAATAATCAATATATATTTTGTATATTTGTTTTATGGAAAAAATTAAAATATATTGTCTTTACGATTACAATGAGTGTAAAATACGTTACATAGGAAGAACTAAAAAAGAAATATTAGAATATAGATTAATAGAACATATAACTAAAGCTAAATATTTTGAAAAATATTATCCTAATAAAAAATACAGTCATAAAGTAAATTGGATAAAATCTTTATTAAAAGAAGGAAAAGAACCAAAAATAAAATTGTTAACAACTGTTGATGGTTGGAAAGAATCACATATTTTTGAAAGAAATTTAATAAATAAATATAAAGGTAAATACAATTTAACTAACGCTGATGATAGAGGAGAAGGAGAATTAAATAAAATTATAACAGAAGATATAAAAAAATCTATTTCTAAAAAATTAAAGAAAAATTATGAATTAGGTTATGAAAATCCTGTTAATAAAGCTGTAGATGTATATGATAAAGATGGTAATTATATAATTAGTTATAAATCTATAGAAGAAGCTTCTAAGAATCTTAATATTTCAAGGTCTGGCATAGATAGGGTTTTATTAGGTACACATAAACAAAACAAAGGTTATCAGTTTAAATTAAGTAATGATACTGAAAAAATAATATCAAAAATTGTTTATAAACCTAAAGACGTTTCTAAATTAAATAAAATAGTAGAAGTTACAGATTTAATAACAAATGAAAAATTAATATTTAATTCTATAAAAGAATGTTCTATATATTTTAATTTACCAAGCCCTTCAATAAGTCAAATATTAACATCGAAAAAAAAATTATATAAAAGTAGATATAGTTTTACTTGCCCCCGAAAAACCGATTTAAAACTGGAAACTCCTGAAGAGGACAATCAGTTACCAACTATACAAAGTCTAAATAGTAGTATAGAGGTTCAACGACTAGATGATAGTAAAGACATACAACTCATCCACGAAATATCGGCTATTGATAATGAATCAATAGATGAGATAGTCTAAACTACAGATATAACATAACGAAACTGTAGAATCATAAGATAAAGAACTTATGAGATAATAAAATGTGGTAAAACTGCTTTAGCTGATGAAATGTTTATATTAAATCCGTATGAAGAAATAATTAAAAATAATAGAAAAGAAAGTTTAAAAGTATTTTATTATTCTTTTGAAATTGATTTAGAAAGTAAATTAGCTAAATGGGTATCATATAGAATTTTTCAAGACCATAAAATAGAAATAGACCCAGAACACATTTTGGGTATGGATATGAAAGATGAAGACGATGACAAAAATAAACTTTCAGAAGAAAATTATAAATTAGTATTAAGTTACAAAAAATATTTTGAAGAATTGTTTGATAAAATACAATTTGAAGATATTCCTATTAATCCTACAGGCATTAAAAAACAAGTAGAAAATTATTGTAATGAAAACGGTAAATTTGTAGAATACGAAAAAATAGTTGAAGGTAAACCTAAAAAAATAAAATATTATAAACCAAATAATATTAATGAATATGTTATTGTAATTGTAGACCATGTGGGGTTAGTAAAAGCGGAACAAAAACTACAGAAAAAAGCTAATATAGATAAATTAGACGAGCATTTAATAGAATTAAGAAATAAATATAGATGTAGCCCTGTAGTTATTAGTCAATTTAATAGAGAATTAGGTGACATACAAAGACAAAAATTTAAAGAGTTACGACCTCAATTAACAGATTTTAAAGATTCTGGTAATACTCAAGAATCTGCTAATGTAGTTATAGCATTATTTCACCCTAAAAGATACAATATTACTAATTATTTAGACTATGAATTAAAAACTCAAAGTCATGATATATTAGATAGTTTTAGAACTGCTTTTGTACTTAAAAATAGAGGTGGTAGAGATGGTGTTTATATAGCATTTAGATTTTTAGGTATATGTGGGTATTATGAAGAAATACCAAAATCAGAAGATTTTAAAGAAAATCCAAAATGGTATAAAAAAATACCTGATTTTAGTAAACCGTTTAATGAACTAATAAATGAATGATTTAATACTTAAAATAGAAGACTGTTTAAAAATAGAAAATGATACACATGAAAAATATAATAAAAATGATGGTAACATTTTAGATAGTTTTAAAACACGTAAAAAAATACAAATTACATTTACAGATAAATCTTCTTTTATTGTTTATGAAGGTGTATTTGAAATAGGTTCTAGTGTAACAAAAAATGAATTTAATTTTAAGGAGGTAAAATAAATGAGTAAATTTAGAAATGTAGTTATTGATACTATAAATCAAATTATGAATGACCAACATGTAGCTTTAATGGAAGCTAAAAATAGAGGTGCAACTTACGATGAATGGCGTGATTTTGGTGTAGATTTATTAGATTTATATAATTATATTAAATCTTTACCTAATGTAGTACCTGTTCAAGTACTTGGATACGAGGGTAGTGGAAAAACAGTAGGTGCAAGTTTTTTAAATCCTGATGAAACAGCTTATTTTAATATAGATAAAAAACCTTTAACTTTTGTAGGTGCTAGAAAAATGTATAATTTAGAAAAAAAGAATTATGCTATTTTAACTGGTTATAAAGAAGTTAAAGATAATTTAAAAGCTATTTCAGGAGCAGCTAAAACACCTTTAATTGTCTACATGTTAGGTCATATAGAAGATTATAAAGTAAAAGGAGATATTTTAAGACAACGACTTAAAGTATTAGGTAAAATGGCTACTAAATATAATATAGAAGGTGCATTAAGTCATACTTATTATACTCATGTAGACGAAGATAAAAAAAATACAGACCCTACTAGATACCAATTAAGAACAGTATCTTCCAACGATACAGCAAGAAGTCCTATGGGAATGTGGGAAACAGAGTTTATTCCAAACAATTTACAACTTATAACAGATAAGATAATTCAAGATTGGAATGAACAATAATTAAGCAAAACCATACTAATTTTAATTATAAATAGTTAAGTCATATTGGCAGCACTTGTCAGTAATTATAAAAACAAATTATAAAGGAACTAAAAAGTATAGAAAAAAAATAAAAAAAACTTGACTATTTAAATTAAAAGAGGTATATTTGAATCATAAATTTTAACATTTTAAACAATTAAACAAAAAACAACATGAATTTTTCAAACTTTAAATTAGCAGAAACAAAAGGTACAGTACGTAAATCTACAAAAGGAGCAACTCGTGAATCAAATTTTGCTTTCCGTTTTGCACATTACACAAAAGATACTAAATCAGGTTCACAAGAAGTAAATCAATTTGCATTTACTGAAGGTGCTTTAGCTAAATTTGGATTATCTTCTCAAGAAGTAGGTGCAGTACCATTTGTAGATGATGCTGAAAACCCAACTTTTGCTGGTATTGCTGTAGTACCTGCTGCTAATGCAATCTTTTTAGGAACTGCTAAACGTGGTGAAGATAAAGCACGTAATGTAAGCGTTCCAGTATTAGTTAAATACTTAGAACAAGTAGGTATGCTTGACATTACTTTTGAAGGTAGTCAGTATTTTGATTTAGAATCAATTGGTGAAAACGAAGGTGTTTCGTATTTAAAAATTATACCTTCATCTGTACAACCTAAAGTTTACAATCCTAGAGAAAGTAAATCAGAAGTTTCTACAGACGAATTAACTGCAATGAGTAATTCTGCTGAATAATTATAGTAAAAACAAAAACCTTAAAAGGAGATATTTTATATCTCCTTTTTTTATCTTTAAAAATTAACATAATAATAAAACAACATAAAAATGAGTGGAATATCAGGAAACAGTAGTGACAAAGTAGTTTTAAATTCAATAGACCAATTTACAGGATTGGCTAATATGAAAGTAGTAGCAATTAATCCTTCTAAATCAGAATTAGAAAAACTTTTAGGATTAGAAGAAGGTAAAATAGAAAAAGAACCACAATATACAGATTTAGATTTACAAAATGATGGTAATTTACAAAATAAAGTAGTTTTTCATTTAGAAGCTACAACAAAAGCTAAAGAAAAAGATAGTTCTTTAAAAGATGTTGTTATTAAAACTAGAATAGAATTTTTAGTAGCTCCTAAAGAAAGAGTTTCTCAAACAGGTAAAACTCAATTAGTTAATGCTTTAGGTCAATGTTCTTGGGGAACAAAAGAAACTATTTTAAGCAACCCTAAAATGAAATGGTTCTTTAAACCGCCATATCATAATGCTTATATAGGAGAAGAAATGTTGCTTTCTTTTGTAAGAAATTGGTTAAATTTAGCAACTAATGATGAATGTAATTTTGCTGATGTTACTAAAATTATGAACGCAGATGTTACAGAATTAAGAGGTTATTTAAAACAACATCCTAATAATGAAATTACGGTTTATTTAGACGTAACTGAAAAAAATAGTAAGCATTATCAAGTAATTTATGGAAAAGCATTTAGTAGACCAACTGCTAAAAGCCCAGAAACTTTATTTGCAAACGCATTTAAAGAACAATATGGAGATACTAAATCACCTTTTACAGGGTTTGAATTAAAAGTATTTTATCCAAAAATTGAAGTAGACACACCAGATTCAGAACAACCAACTACAAAATCAGCTTTTTTGTAGATTAACAATAAGGGCAAGTTAATACTTGCCCTTTTTTTATTCTAATATGATAAAACCTAGAGCTTCAAATATAACAAAAGAATTTATATTTTCTAAAATAACACAACAACAAGTGTTTGAAAAATATTTACAAATAAGTATTGCAGATTTACTAGATGGTAAATTATTTTGTAATCCTTTAAGAGATGATGATAATCCAACATGTAGTTTTGCTGTATATATTAATAATGTATCTTATCCAAGAGAAGGTGTGATGATTAATTTTAGAGATTGGGCAGATTCTAAAGGATATGATTGTATAGGATTAGTACAAAAAATAGCAAATAATTGCACTTATTTTGACGCTTTATGTTTAATTGCCCACCATTTTAACTTATTATCTGCTGAAGAAAATAAAGATTTTAAATATGTATTACCAATTGAAACTATTAAAAAATTAGCTAAAACATCTTCTGAAATAGAATTACTTGTTAAAAAAAGAGATTTTACTATTCAAGATATAAAATATTGGAAACAATATTATTTAGATTTAGAAGATTTAGAAGATGATGTTTTTAGTATAAAAACTTACTGGTTAAACGGTAATAAATTTTACCCACCTAAAGATTTAGGGTTTGTTTATATATTTAACAAAGATAAAAAAGTTTATTGTCCTTTAGCAGATAAAAAGAAAAGTGAATTGCGTTTTATACATAATAATGCAACTGTTTTACAAGGAGAAACTAAATTAAAATATAATAAATCTACTATTATATTAACGTCTAGTTATAAAGATGTAAAACTATTAAAAAAAATAGAGAAACTGTATAATTTAGATTACGAATCTGTTGCATCTATGAGTGAAACAACTCCTGTTTCTGATGAAAAAATAGAATTTTTTAAATCTAAATATGAAAACGTAGTACTTTATTATAATAATGATAAAGCAGGTATTGAAGCTATGAACTCACAATCTAATAATTTAGGAGTTCCTTTTTATTGTAATCCATCTAATATGCCTAAAGATATTACAGATGTAGCTAAAATATGTGGTTTTCAAGAAGCTGTAGAAATAACAAAAGAATTAAAAAAAGGACTAGAGTTACCATTTTAAACAAAAAAAATATGCAATTTGATAGTAAAGAAGAATTATATTTTTCATGGTGGTGTGAGGAATTAGAACAAGCTGGTTACATAGATAGTTGGAATCAATGTAAAAGTTATGAATTAGGTGAAAAAATTATTAATAGATATGTTGAAAAACTAAAAAGTAAATCTAAAGAAAAAGAACAAACTATTCTTAGTGGTTCTGAATATACTCCTGATTTTGAAATAAATTGGAATCCAAGTGCTTTTGAATTATTTTATCATGAATTTCCACATTTAGGAGCAAATTATAAAATAAATACAAATTTATTATTAGCTAAATTTGAACGTCATAGTGAAACTTGTTGTAAATCTATTATTGAAATTAAACCTTCTTTTGATAAAAATAATATGACTAGACTTAATCAATTAAATAGAAGATGGATGTATCAAAAACATAGTATATTTGTTAATCTAATTAAAGTGCCTGATATATTTAAAGATACTTTCACACCTAAAAAATATTTACTTACTGATACTGGTAAACAACAAAGAATAATACATTTTCCTATTGTTAGTTTAGAGCAGTTTGTAAATATATCAATTAAACCAGTTGATATAGTAAAACCAGAATTAATTAATTTAAAACTAGATTTTTTAAAAGAAAATAAAAATGAAACCAATTTATAATATAAAACAAGAATGGCTAGAACTAATGAGTTTAGCTGAACAACAAGAAGGTATTTTAGAAGACGGTCAAGTACAAGAACTAAAAATAGTACAAGAAAACTATTTAGAAAGAATTGAAGAATATTCTAAAATTGTAAAAACATTAGAATCAGAAATTAAATTTTGTGATAGTGAAATTGAAAGAATTTCTAAATTAAAATTAATTAAAAGTAATTTAGTAGATAGGTTAGAACAATTTATTTTAGATGCTTTAATCACATTTGGACAAAAAGACTCTAAAAAAGATATTTGGAGACTAGAATTAGGTACATTTAAATTAAGTACTAGAAAATCACAATCTGTTCAAATTGATGAAGAATTGATTGGAAATGAATGGAAACAAGTAACTGTTAAAGATAAATTATCTTTAGAAGATTTAGCTAAAGTTGCTGATGTTCTAGGTAGAAATTTAGAAACAACTATTGTAATTCTTAAAACTAATATTAAAAAAGCTATTGAAGATGGTAATCAAATCGAAGGTGCATCAATAGTAGAAAAATTTGGATTAACTTTAAAATAATATGCGTTATTTAGTAAATGAAAATCAATCTATTTTATTTGAGGCTACAGAACATAAAATTTGTAGCCTTTTATATTGTAAAGAATACTTGGAACAATTAGACATAATAGAAGTAGACACAGAAACTACTGGATTAGACGTTCATAATTGTGAATTATTATGTTTTCAATTAGGTAATCCTGATAATCAATTTGTAATTCCTTATACTAAAGAAAATTTAGATTATTTTAAAGACTTGTTACAAAATAAAAATAAACTATTTTTATTTGCTAATGCTAAATTTGATTTAAAATTTTTTATTAAAAAAGGAATAAACATAGTTAATCTTTTTGATGTGTTTTTAGCTGAATGTGTTTTATTTACAGGTTATGAGTTTAGACTAGAAGATTCTGAACATTATATAGGTACTTCATTAGAAGCTTTATGTAAAAAATACTTAAACATTGAACTAAATAAAACAATACGAAATAAAATACATTCAGAAGGATTATCTGATAGAGTTATAAAATATGCTGCTGAAGATGTTGCGTATTTAACTTTAATAAGAGAACAACAAATGAAACTTCTTGAATCAAAAGAATTATTAAATACAATTGATTTAGAAAATAAAGCTGTAATTGCTTTTGCGCATTTAGAATACAACGGTATAAAAATTGATACAGCTAAATGGATGGAGGTTGCAAAAGAAGTTAAAAACCTAGAAAAAGAACAAATAAAATCTTTAGATAATATTTTAATAAGTAATCATGATAAGTACAAAGCTTTTTTACCTTTATACTCACAAGGAAGCTTATTTGATAAACCTGATAGATTATTAAAAATTAATTGGAGTAGTTCGTTACAAAAATTAAAAATATTACAAATAGAAAACCCTAAATTAGAATCTACTGGTGATAGAGAACTGCAAAAAATAAAAAAGAAAAATAAAATAGCTAAAGAATTAATAGAATACAATAAATTTTCTAAACTTAAAACAAGTTTTGGTGAAAAATTTTTAAATAATGTTAATTCTAACACTAAGAGAATACATTGTGATATATGGCAAGTTTTACAAACAGGTAGAATAAGTGTAAGTAATCCTAATTTAAATCAAATTCCTAGTAAAGGAAATTTTGGTAAATTAATTAGAAGTTGTTTTATAGTTGAAAAAGGTAATGTTCTTGTTGGTGGAGATTATTCTGGTATAGAACTTAGAATTATAGCTGAATTTAGTAACGACCCTATTTGGTTAGATGCTTTTGATAATGGTAAAGATTTACACAGTATTTTGTGTAGTATGACTTTTGGTATACCTGTTGAAGATGTAAAAAAACCATTTCCTCAAAAACCTGATATTACATATAGAGATATTCAAAAAACTATAAATTTCGGTTAAATAAATATTTAAAATTTATTGTTTTTTATGCAAAAAGTATTAACTTTGATGTATGGAAAAAATAAAAAATAAAAGCCAAGCCGAAGTAAAACTCCTTAAAGTCGGGGAAACCTTAACAGATAATGCTGATGGTAATCCCGAACCAAGTACTACAATAAATGTTGTAGAGGCGTGTGTAGAGACTAGACAGGGAGTGTGTATTAAATGTAATAATGTTATTACTAATAAAAGAAAAGGATTAAAATTTTGTTCTCCTAAATGCAGAAATGCGTATAATGCTTATCAATGGTGTTTACGAAAAGGTAAATTTGAAAAACCTGGAGTAGGTAGCGGAGGTAATCAAATAAGAGAAAAAAATCATCAGTACAAAACAGGTATAGGTAATTATAGTAAAAAAGGTTTTGCTAATTTACCTAATATGTGTAACAGATGTCAATCTTTAAAAAATCTATTAGTTCATCATAAAGATGAAAATAGAAGTAATAATGAGTTAGATAACCTAGAAATACTTTGTAAAAGATGTCACCAAAAACATCACGAAACAAGAGATGAACTAGGAAGATACGCAAAGGGATAGTCCACACCTGTATGAAAATGCAGGGTAACCGTGTTGGCATACGGAATGTCTGAATTTAAACTTGCTGATACTATGGATATATCTATAAGAGAAGCTAAAAATATTATTGATAAATTTTTTAACACTGTACCAAAAGTTAAAAAACTACTTGATGAATTAGGTAATGTAGCAAAATCTAATGGTTACATTAGAACAGCACCACCTTTTAAAAGAATGAGGCGTTTTCCAGAATGGACAACTGCAAAAGTTAATAATGATTTTACAGTTTTAGGAGAAATAGAACGAGCTGGTAAAAACACTCCTATACAAGGAACTAATGGAGATATTATTAAATGGGCTTTATATACTATTCAAACAAAAATAACTACAGAAAAATTACCTATTAAAATATTATTATCTGTTTATGATGAAATTAGAACAGAATGTCCTATAAATATTTCTGAATGGTGGAAAGAAGAAATAAATAGAATAATGATTGAATCGGCTAAAGTAGTTTTAAAACGTGTTCCTGTAGAAGTAGATTGTAAAATAAGCGAATGTTGGGAGAAATAAATTATGGGAAATATTATAAGCCTTGAAATTAGTTACCCTTATGATACAGGATGGGTAATTTTAAAAACTGATTCAGCAGAACCGTATATTAAAGTTTCTTTAGTAGATTTTGTAGAAAATGGTGGAGATAATCAAGATATACCTTTTTCAGCAATACAAGAAAAAGTTAAAGATTTTAAAATAAAATGTAAAAAACTAGGATTGCTAAAAATAGAATAATTATGGCAGATTTAGGTGCAATAGTAAATGGGGAAAGTAATGATACTTGGTGTAATAATTGTAATGAACATGTAGATTTAATACATAAAAATGATAGTGACGATTGAAGAAGTAATAAATAATCCTGATAAATTTAATCAATGTAGAAATTGTTTAAATCCAATTCCAAGTAAAAAACATAGTTGTGCAACATGTGGTTGCACAACTTTTATTGATGATGAAGAAAAATCTTTTAATCATTTACATACACAGTTTATTAACAATTTAGATGAAGAAATAGAAATATGATGTTACGACAATTTGAATTTACATTAAATATAGAAGCTGAAGATATTTTTAAAGCACAAAAAAAAGCTAAAGAATTTTTTGGTGAAAAAATGTATGAAGAAAAAATAAGTTGGGTACAAGTTTTTAAAAGAAAAGAACCTGTATCAATTATTATACCACCAAGAAAAGGAGCTGAATTATAATGATAGTAAATCTTTTTAAAAATGATTGGGATGAAATTTTACAAGATGAACTACATAAACCTTATTTTCATAAAATGGGTGTTTATATTCAAAATGAAATAACATTAGGTAAAACAATTTATCCAGAACCTAAAGATTTTTTTAAAGCTTTAAAATTAACTTCTTATAAAAATACTAAAATTGTAATTGTAGGTCAAGAACCTTATACTAATGGTGAATCAGATGGACTAGCATTTAGCTGTAGAGAAGATGCTATGAAATATCCTTTTGCTTTAGAAACTATATTTAAAGCAATAGAAGAAGATATTTACAAAGGGTTTAAAGTAGAACAAGATGGTAATTTAGAAAGATGGGCTAATCAAGGAATTTTATTATTAAATAAAACATTATCTGTTGAAAAACAAAAACCTGAAAGTCATACTATTTTAGATTGGGATAAATTTATAACAGCTATTATTTATAAATTACAAGAAAAAAATGAACCTGTTCTTTATTTATTATTTGGTAAAAAAACCAAAGAAGTTAAATTACACATAGTAAATAAAAAAGCATTAATTATAGAATGTGAACACCCTAATGCTTCATTATATAATGAAGATAAAAAATGGAATTATAATAATTGTTTTAGTTTAGCTAATAAATTTTTAATGGATAATGGTTATGACAGAATTGAATGGTAATTTAAGCAATAAATTAACTGGAAAAGAATTAATTAAACACATTATTATTTTATATAGACTTAGTAAAGCATTAAATGAACAATTTTTGTTTTTACAAGAATATATAAATAATGATTATAAAAAATTAATTAAAAAAGCTATAGAACGAAATGATTATTTTATAAAACGAATTGATAAACAATTACCTATTGAAGAATTAGACAAAGAATTTGAAGAAGGTATGAAAATATTAGATATACTTTATGAGCAATATAAAACTAAAACAGAAAACAATTAGTTACAAAGAACTATATGAAAGTTTATCTTTTTATGTAAAATTATGAGGATTTAAATTTAATTGAAAAAAAAATATGAGCAATAATACATTAACAATACAAGAATACCAACAATTAGCTAAAAGAACTTGCGTAAGTTTAGGAAGTTTAGAAAAAGATTTATTACACATGAAATTAGGGGTATTAACAGAAATAGGTGAAATATTAGATATATTTAAAAAAGAATTAGCTTATAAAAAATCTATTGATATAGTAAATTTAGGTGAAGAATTAGCAGATGTAGCTTGGTATGCTTGTAATGAAGCTACTTTTTTAAATCTCGAAGTAACATTAGAAAAATATATAGCTAATTATAAAATAGAAGATTTTGATGAAATATTAAGACATCTTTTATATTTTGATATACAACGTAATAATCATAATGATATAATATTTACTATGAAATGTATAGCAGAATATTATAATTTAAATTTTGAAAAATGTTTATACAACAACATAGAAAAATTAAAAGTACGTTATCCAGAAAAGTTTACAGAAGAAGCTGCATTAAATAGAAATTTAGATGAAGAACGAAAAACCTTAGAAATAGTAACAACTAATACTTTTTTAAAATAGTTAAAAATTTTAGCCAGTAGAAACTAAAAATTTTAAGTATAGGGCAAGGCTAAAAGTTTTTATCGCAAAGAAAAAGGGGTTAATAACCCCTTTTCTATTTATTAATTACCAACTTTTAATATTATCAAGATAACTGTCATCAAACATAATGTCAAAATCTTTTATACCTTCTTTTAAAAGCGGAAACATTTTACCTGTTCTTTTTAAAGGTTTATTTTTATCCATTCTATCTTCATCATTTGTAATAAAACCTACTGTTTGACCTATAATATCTTCAACTATGTTATAACTATCATTAAGTGTACTACTTGCAGCTACAGGAGATTTTATAATTGTTAAAAATGATGGTGGTAAAACAAAAAAAGAAAGTTCACTATGTAATCTATCTGTCATAGCTATAAGCATTTTTTTAACTGGTGATTTATCATCATCATCATCCCCACCATTTAATAGCATTAATGCAGCAAATAATAAAGACATGAGTTGTAATTCTAAAACTGTTGCTTTTAAATTAGCTTTTTCAGTAGATATGAAAGACGCTTTTGCTTCTGCTTCATTTGCTGTATTATTTAAATATTTGTTTTTAGTTTCTTGATTTAATAATTCCCATTTTTTAGAAAGTACTTCATCAAAATTACCACCTATACCAATATATGATTTTGTTATTTGTAGCATACCATCAGTTATATTTTTATTAAGAAACTGTACAAAACTAATGTATCTACCTTTTTCAAAATCATCTAAATTTTTATTAAATCTAGTACCAATCATAAATCTTTCTTCAGCCATTCTAGGCAACCAATTTCTAAACTGCATTAATATTCTACCCATAATAGTTTGATTAGCTAATCTAATATCATGGTCAGGACTAACACCTACTATTTTTTTAGATAGTTCATGTGCTTTACGTCTAAAATTTAAATATTCTGTTTTATCTTTATTATCAGTTAATCCTTTAATATAAATTTCATCTTCTTTAATTTCAGTAGATTCTAGTAAAGATTTAGTACCTTCTGGTAATTTAGACAAAAGTTTTATTTTACCATTTTCTGAAATACCATGAGATTGAAGTAATGATAATAAAATTGTGTTATGTATTAAATCATCTCCTTTTTTCTGTAGTGTATATAACTTATCATAAGTTAAAAATCTGTCAGCAGCACTTACTGATAATGCATTTGCTTTATTAAAACCTTCCATATTACCTGTAATATCAAAGTACCTTAATAAAGCTTTTGTCTGAAGATTCATACTACCAGCACTAAATAATCTAATTGCGTTAGTAAATTGTTTTTTATTGTAAAATTTATCTTGATGTGCTATATAATAACCGTTAGCTAATCCTCCACCTAAGTTAGCTCCTGCTGAAATTACATTAAAACCTAAAGCATTACCAGATATATAAGATAATACTTTTTGTACTAACTTATCTACACTAACAGGTAATTCATATTCTTCCATTACAATATTACCATTTTCATCTTTTACAACATTACCTTCTGAATCACGTTTAGCTCTTTTTCTTGTTTTAGGTAATGCCATACCATTAGCGTTTTGTACACCGTAAATAGCTTCTTGCATATAACTAATATATGCAGATAGAGTGTTACTATTTTCAGCATTGACTAATGCTAAATCTTGTGAATCTTTTTTAGTTTTGGGGTCACCAAAAAAATCTGTTAAATAAAATTCTTGTTTTTCAAGGTGTTGTAATAATATTTTACTACTAGTTTCTATTTTTTTAAGTTGGTTAGTATCATGTGCAGCTTTACTCCATAATGCTAAAACTTTACCTAAATCTGCTGAAGAATTTTCACCAATTTTAGTTTGATAAGGCATAGATATTTGGTATTCAACATTACCTGTTAAAACATTTACTTCACCATAACTACCATTTTTATTAGTAGAAACACTATTCCAAAAATTATCTCCAAAACTAAATTTAGTATCGTCATCTGTTATAGCTTCTATAATAGACTTACCTATTTGTGGTACAAACTTATAATCATATTCTAAACCTAATTCTTTTCTAGTATTAGAAACTTTATCTACAAAATAATCGTAAAAAGCTTTTAATTCAGGTGTTTTTTGTATGTGTTCATACTCACTAGATTTTTCTACTTCTTTTTCATTTAGTTTTACAAAGCGATTATTTTTATTTAATAAAGCATATTCAGATTTTCTAACATCAAATTGTTTTTTAGTTAACTCTAACATTTGTTTTATTTTTTTATTATCCCCTTCATATCGTTTTTCATAAAAAGCTTTATCTTGTTCATATTTTTCAAGGTATTTCTTTTCATCAAATTCTAAAACTTTTTTTAGATAAGAGTAATTTTTTTCTTCTCTAGCTTTATTTATTTTTTTTCTAGCTTCTTTACTAAATTTATCAATTAAAATAAGATTATTAAATTTATCTCTTTTAAGCATGAATTTATAAGCATTTTTAGATTCAATACCGTTTTTAGAAGCATACTCTAAAACATCTTTATGAAGTTTTTCAATTTCTGTTAAATCTTTTTCAAAAGCTAATCTTGCAGTATCTTTTGCAGAAATCCATAATTTATATAAACTTTGTATATGCGGATTTTGGCTACTTGAAAAGTAACTAAGTATTTTAGACCACCACCCAATATCTTTTTGTGGTATATTTATACCATCAACTCCAAGTTTTTCTCCAATACTATCAGCTATTTTATCTAAATTTTCGTTATAAATTTTTTCTATTTTTTGTATTTTAATTAAAAAATTACCTAAATTATTTACAGCTGTTTTTTGTAATTCTTTATCTTCTGAAAAAGAACTAATATAATCACTAAAGTTTAAGTTTTTATAAAAAGGTAAAATTTCTCCAGCAGCTTCTAATTTTTCAGGTGTTATATTACCAGATAAAATATTATCTAATTCAAATTTAGCTTCGTTAAAAAATTCTTCTAAATCTTTTGTAAGAATAATTTTTTTAATAGTTGCATTAATTGATTTAAGACGTATAATTTTTTTATTTTTTTCTTCTTCTGTTTCAGGTTCTTGTTTTGTAATTATATTTTTTTGTGCCACTAAACCAGCTACTATAGAATCTACAGAATCATTACCTGTTTTATTTGTTTCTAAAGGTATAGGATTTAAATATTTTTTTTCTTCATTAAATTTAGTAGAACCTATTTCAACACCAGTTAAAAACCAATTATTGTCTTTTTTAATAGTGTTTAATCCAATAGGTATTAATGACGCATTAATATTAAATTTTAACCCATAAGCATTTTGTAAAATATTTTTATATGTTTTTAACTGTTCTTGATAATCTTTCTTTTTATAAGCAGGTATTTCATCAGCAATTACTTTACTTTTTTCTTTTTTAAATTGAGTAAATTTAAAATCTAAAATTTCTGCTTCTACCTGATTATTTTTTTCATAAACTACTAAAAAGTCAAATGCTCCTGCAATATCTTTACTTTTATCACCAATCATTTGTTCAGTTAAGAATCTAGCATTTTCTCCATAAGAAGAAACTATATCATCTACTAAAGTATCAATTTTACTTCTAATAGAGGGATTAGTGTATATTTCTATTGCTGTTTTATAACTACCAATTTCTTTTAATTCAATTGCTCTTTTTAATGAGTTATTAAAATCAGCGTGACCTAAATCTCCTATTTTTCTAGCAAATTCGTCTTGTTCTTTTTCAGAAGGGCTTCTATCAGGAAATTGTTTATTTCTTTGAATATATTCAGTAACACTTTTTGAATACTCAAAACCATCTTCACTATACTTATGGTTAGAATCTCTTTTAATATGTCTACTTTTAATTTTATTAATCGCATCATTAATTTTAGAAGATATATCATTAGTTTCTAATTGATACATTTCTTCATTGTTATTTATATTATTTAAAGATAAATCAGATGTATCATTAAATAAAAGTTTCATAGCAGCTACATCATATTCATTAACAGAATATTTAGCTAATAAATCTTTTATAAACGACATTACTTTATTAAACCAACGATTTATTCTATTATTAATATTGGTATATTCATCAAAAGTAAGTTTAGTTCCTTTTTGGTGTTGTTGAATAACAGATTCAGTTATTAATTTAGTAATAGCTTCTTCTTTAAACTGTATTTCAGAAGAATATACATTTGCATATTCTTTTTTAACTTGTTTATAAGTATCTGTTTTTATTACATCATTAATCATAGAATTATATAAAGGAGTTCCTCGCATCATCCATACTAAAAAATGTACAGCTTCTTCTGTTAACGTGTCATAACCTTGTTTATTTTGAGCAATATCAATAATAGCAGATAAGTTTTCTCTAACAAATTTAGCTCTGGCTACAACGTCTGGTATAGGATTACCTTCTGCATCTAAAACAGAATCAATATTTACTTTAATACCAAGTTTAGTACAAAATTCTCTAATACGAGAATCTAATTGTTCATCAGGTATAAAATTTTCAGTATCTTTAGAAGATAATTGAAAATTTATAGTGGGGCTATTTAATAAAGTTAAAGCTTCTTTATTAAATTTAACTATACCACTATTTAATAAATTAGGTTCAATTATATTTAAATTAGTTTTAAAAGTTTCTTTAAATTTTTCATTGGTTTTATTAATTCTTATTATATTTTTACCTTTAATACTTTTTAATTTATCTAAGTTTTTATTAGTTTGAATACCTGTAGGTGTTGCATCAATAGAAACTTTTAATAACCAATCACCTTTTTCAGTTTGTTTTGTAATTATATTATTTTGTTTTAACCAATCAATTAATTCGTCACTACTTTCTACTTTAATTACTTTGCCTTCTTTATCTTTTTGAAAAGATTCTAAATTATTTTTTTTGCCTACAAACTCTTTAAACCCTTCTATATCTTGTTTATTTCCTAGTATATGAATTTGTTCTGCATTGGGAATCATTATCTCATATCCAGGACTTTGTTTACTGTTAGTATCATTAACAATAGCAGATACAACAATAGGTTCATTAAATATACTAGCTTTATCAAAAGCAAAATAAAAACCTTTACCTAAATCTCCGAAATCATTTTTTCCAAAATACTTTATATCAAATTTGTCAAATTTATCTTCTGTACCATGATAAACAATATCTTTTACTTTACTATCAGGAAATATAGTATCTAAGTATTGAGAATATTGTTGTAAAGCTTGTTGTTTTTGTTGTGGGGTTATTTGACTGCTAATCTGTACAGTATTAGGATATAGCTTATTAAGTTTATTATTTATAATAGACGAACTATTAAAATAACTACCTAATGATGCTTGTAACAATTCTAAACTATAAGGAATTTCTTCATTTGAATATTGATTAACTCCACTAGAGCCATATCTTATATTTGGTATTCCATTTACACCATATCTAAATAGTTTATATTTTTCAGAATCTACTTTTAAATCGTTTCTATGAGAATCAAATCTTGCAGAAATACCTTTAGCTAAACTTAAATTTCCTTCTATGTTAGACTCTCTTAATTCATCTGTTGATAATATTTTAACAACTTCATCTATAGTTTTTGAATTTCCGATATAGACTGTAATGTTTTTACCTGGCTGCCCTCCATCATTTCCTATTTTATAATCTTGTATTAAATTTCTATTTTTTAAAGTATTTAAAATAGAAATTGTTTTAGTAGCTCTTTTTTCAATTTCTTTAGATGGTGTACTGTCTTCAGTTGATTCATATTCTTCTACTCCTTTTATAGATAAATGTAACTTCCAACCATTATTAATATCAGAATTCATATTCGTAATATTATTAAATTGGTCTCTTGTTAAATTTTCAAACCCTAAAGCTTCATATACTTGAGATGGTAATTCAGGGTTAGAATCAAATAATTCTTCTACACCTGGTTTAATAACACTAAAAGATTTACCTTTTAATTCTTCTAAAGTTGGTATAATATCCGTATTATTACGTTGTTGCCAATTATCAATTAAAATATTAGCTAATATATCATTATTATTATTAGCTTCACTAATTTGTTTAAAATTAGGGTGATTTCTGTTTATACATGTAGCCATTATACTTTTCCTTTAAAACATTTATTAATTGTATCTCTAATTATTGTATCAATATCTTTTGTTGTTAAATTTTCATTTTCAGAAAGTTTATTTACAATTTCAGTTACATTACTTTCAAATTGTTGTGAGTTTTTAATTCCAGTACTATTAGCAAATTCTGTTTTTCTAGTAGAAGACATTTTATTATAAGTATTAACTAATTCTGCAATAGTAGGCGCAAAATTTTTGCTATTATTAATAGATTCTTTTGAATCTAGTTTTACTTTTAAAGGTCTAAAATCTTTTGCATTACCTTCTTTATTTCTATGTAAAAGAGGTTTATACAAAACATTACCTTCTTGATTAATACTATCTTTTCTGTAAATAACCCAAGTATCTTTTTCTTTTCTTTTTACATAAAGAGATTCTACATAACTAGTATTTGAATCTATTACTAAATTACCATTTTCAAACTTAGGTTTACTTTTTTTATAGTAAGGTACTAAATTATTATTGCTTATATTATTTAAATGTACTAATTCAATAAATTCGTTAATATTTATATCATTTACATTTAATTTATTTACAACAGAATTAATAACACTAGAAAACGATACTTCATTATTTTTAGTTATACTAGGTAATACATTGTTATAATTAAACCCAGATAAGTTAAAACCTGTTTGTAAAAATCCTACTTTAATTAAATCTAAAACAAATTGATTACCATTAAAATTATCAGTTTTAATTTTAGCTACATCTCTTAAAGTTTCTACTATTTCATCTATTTCATAAGAAGTTAATTTTTTAGAAAAAAGTTTAATGTTGTCTATTCCAGTATCTTTATGATTTAAATCAGCAACAAGATTATTTAAAGCAGAATATTGTGGATTAGCTTCTTTAAATGCTTCTAATTGTTTAGCTACAGAATTTTCGCCTTTTATTAAACTATCGTAAGAATCATTTATAGAAAAATTAAATAAACTTGAATTAGTATTTGTTAAAATGTAAGATAATAAATCATTAGTTATAAGATTTAATGTTTTATTTCTATCATTCTTTTTACTTATTTTATTGTAAATAACTTCTTTTAAATTTTTCAACTCTTTAAATATAGGTAATTGTCTTGACAAAAACAAATTATCCCAGAAATTTTTTGTATCTAAAGTAGCATTATAAAAACCTTTAATAAAAGTATTTATATATTGTTCTTTATTCACAATATTATCATTTTTCATAGCTTTTTCATAACCAAATAAAGCATAATCAAGTTCGTCTTGAGTTTTATAATCTAGTCTATCAAATGAAACAGCTCTTTGAAATTCAGATAATTCACTACCTAAAGTTTGATAATTAATAAAATCTTCTAATATTTGTCTTTGATACTTATTATCAAAAGATAATAACATTTTGTCATTAAAGTTAATTGTATCTTCTGTTATAGGATATTTCGACAATAAATTTTTAACTATAGTTGTTTTACTATTATTACTTTCTGTTAACCAGCCTTTTGAATCTGCTATTTCTGCAACATATTGTTTAATAATAGGTTGAGATATAAAATAAAATACAGTATCTTTTGGTACTCCTCTTCTTATTAAAAATAATGCTGCATCAGCAGTTATATCATTTAAATTAAGTACTGGTAATATATCAGGATTTTTTGCAATATCCGCAGCTAATGTAACACTTTGACCTGTTGTAGAAGATATATAATTTCCTTTAGTATCTAACATATTACCTAATGGGTGTACAAAATCTTCATTAATCAATTCATTTTGAATATTCTCAAAATTAATACTTGTTTTAGATTTTATTTTTAAACCAGCTATTTGAGCAATAATATGATTTTTATTGTGTAAAGCAAAAATACCAATAAGGTCTTTACCATACCAAAACTTATTACGTAATTCAGAAACTATTTTAAATCTAAATAAATCACTTAATTTAAAATTATTATAATCATCTTTTAATAAATCAGGATTAACTTTCATTTTAGCTTCTCGTATAGTAGTTACAATAGACGGTTTATCTTTACCATTATATACGTCTGCTATACTATTAGGACTTAAATGTTCTTTTTTTCTAAAATTAGCTGAAGTTAACCCTATAGATAATTCTAATAATCTATTTTCTAATGCTTTTATTTTTAACTTAGGATTATTTAAGTTTTCTTCATTGTATTCTACATATACAGGGTTATTATTTTCATCATAAGTAAAATTAGGAAAATACATATTAATTTTATCAAAGTCAAAATCAGAACCTACTTTAGTAGTAATACCTGTTGGAACAATTACTGTATTACCATAAGATTTTGGTAAAAATCCTACTACTTCAATTACTTCAATTGAGTTTAATTGTTCAGTAGGAATACGAAACCCATACATTTGTTTTAGTTTTTCATTATATTGTTCAATAGAATTACCTTTAATTTTACCTTTAAAGTAATAAGGTAAATATACTTGCATAACACTTTTACCTAAATTGTTTGTGTAAAAACTTAATGAATCAGATGTTTCCCATTTACCATTTTTATTTTTAGTTCTAGGTGAAAATTCAAAACCTGTAGAAGGAAATTGTACAGCTTGTAATCCAAATCTACTTTGATTAATAACTTTATTTGTAACAATAGAAGATAATATGTATTCTAGTTTAACTTTGTTTACAAGTTTTTCTAACATAATAGAATTGTTATTTTGTAACCCTTTAATTTCTGCAATAACACCTTCAATATCATTATCACTACTATCTCTTTTTAATTGTTCTTCTGTTAATATTTTTAACAATTTTTTACCACTGTCTTTAAATATATAACCTTTTGTTGAATTAACCATATCTAATTCAATTTTAAGCTGTTCTTTTAAAGCTTCTGTTAAATCGTTTTGTGTTTTAAAAGATTCTTCAACAGCATCTTTTACAGACATTTCTTTATTATTAACAGTTACTTTTTGGTCAATAGCAGTACCATTTTCAAAAAGATTTGAATATTCAACAGCAGCAGCTTGAGTACCTCTTGTTGTTTTTAAATCTTCTTTAGCATTGTTTTCTACTTGAATACCTATATCAGATAAAGATAATGTAGAAAGATACTCTGTATTAATATCAGATATTTTACCATCTTCAGAATAAAAAGGATGTATAGTTCCATTAGAATTTACTTTAGTTCCTACTTTATTACCAGATTTAAAAACAACCATATCAACATAATTACCTTCTTTAGCTAGATTATTAACTTTTTCTAATAAAGAATTTAATTGAGGGTATTGTCCTTTTTGTTCTTTAATAACTTCCATCAAAGATTTTCCTACTCTAAATGTAGCAAATTTTAAATTGAACGGTCTTAATAAATTTTCTTCTTGAGAACCAAAAACTAATAATTTAGAAGCAGCAGGTATTTGTAAATTACCTTGTTCACCTTCATATTCTTTTAACCATTGTTCATTAAAATCTTCTGACCATTTATTTGATAATAAATGAACATCTCTAAAAAAATCATCAAAAATAATTCCATAAGCATCAGCTTCATTTGTTTCAGCATACGCAGAATTTAAACCAGCTAATTCTTTATTATAAACTTCAATATCATCTACTACTAAAGTAGTAAATTTACCATCTCTTTTTTTACCATCTTTTCTAGTGTATTTAGGATTATTATCATACCAATCTAGTAGTTCTTGGTCGTTTAATATAGCATTAGTTTCAGCTACTTCTCCTGCAAATCGTTTAAATAACTCTATAAAATCTTTATAGAATAAAGGATGCCCAAAAAATAATTTTGTTTGTTCAATAGCAGATAAAATATAATTACCTGTAAAAGCAGCAGTTAATAAATTTACATCGTTTTCATTATTAACACTATTTTTACCTAATAATTTATTAAGTAAATTTGGAGTTAAAACAGTATTGTTTTTTGTTAACACATTTGTTTTTTTAAACAATTCTTTATTTTCATTTATAACAAATTCTAAAAATTGTTTAATAGATTTTTCTTTGTTAATAGAAGGAAATTGTTCAAATATACCATCAAATAAAGTTTTTTTACCTAGTTGATTTTCACCTTTAGGTAATATATTTTCTTTTCTAGGTTTTAATTTAGATTCTGTTTTATAGTAATTAAATAATTTAGTAGTCAATTCATCTAAAATATTTTCATAGCTTTTTTGACCTTTTTGTAAGTCAACTAATGAAACATTTGTTACAGAATTACCAACTCTTTTTTTAATAGCAAAAGCTCTACTTGTTTTTTTATCTCCTGTAGGTAATAAACTTTGAATACCTTCAAGATTATTTGCAAAATCATAAGCAACTAAATCACTATAACTTAATTTAGATGTATCTTCTCCTTCTAGTTTATTAGCTTTTGCTAAACCACTATTAATAATTTTTTCAATAAAGTAATTTTCTCCTTTGTTAGGATTCATCATCATTTGTATAATAAGTGAATCTTTACTATAAGGGTCGTTAGTTAAATAATCAGGCAATTCATAAGCATTTATTTTATCAATAGTTCTAGTATAATTAGAACTATTAGTTAACCCATAAACAGTAGCTCCTTTAGCTGTACTAGATTTAGTTTCTATTATATCACCTTCAACATTAGCTAATATATTTAATACTTTTTCTACCCTACCTTTTAAATCAGATTTTTTTCTATCTAAAATAGATGTAATATCTTTGTTAGGTAAAGATTTTACAGCTTGTATAAAACTGTAAATATCAGTCATAACTTCAGGATTAGTTGACATATATTCAACTGTTAATGAAAAAGTATCTAACCCTAAATCTTCTAAAAACTCTTTTGCTAAAATTGGAGTATTTCTTTCAATAGTATCAATTAAAATTATTTTACTATTAACAGTTTTAATAATTTTATTAGCTTTAATATGTTTTAATTTATTTAACCAATTTACACGTATTTTATCTTGTACTGTTGTTGTATTAGCATTACTTAATCCTATAGTATTTTCTTCTTCGTTATATATACCTTTATAAAAAGTATTTTTGTTTTTAAAAAATTGAGCGTAAAAATCTTTAATTAAATTAATTTGAGTTTCAGAACTGTCTTTAGTTATTTCACCTAATTTATCAGCTAATTGATGTAAAGCTAAATCATTACTGGTTTTTAATTTAGATAGCATATCAGAATAATTAATGCTATCAGCAACAATATTAGCAACTTTATTTAAAGTTTTTTCATAATTAACAGTTGCTTTAAGACCGTAATTAATTTCAACGGTTAAACCAGCAATTAATAATTTTACAGATTTAAATACATTAGATACAGAAGAAGATTCAAAACCTTCTCTATAATCTTCACTATCTCTTTTTCCAATATCAGAAGATTCTGGGTCTTGTTCTTCTTCTAAATTATTTTCATTTTCATTAAATATATTATCTACATTATCAGAAACTAGTACGCCCACATTTTTAATATATTTTTTATGAGCTTGTATATAAGTTTTAATAGCATCTGCTTGAGCATTTGTTAAAGTATTTTTTTCATCAAATATATCTATTTGAAACGCAGCATCAGCAAATTTAGCAGCAGCTTGTTTATAAATTTCTTTAATTAAAATATCAGAATCAAAACTATCATCAGACAATATACCATATAATTCTGGTTGATTGTCTAATATTTCAGAAAAATAAGCGTTAAAAATTCTTGCTTTATCTGTATTACTAGAATTTAATCTACTGTAATCCATAAAATTTACTAAAGCTTCTTTATTTTTAAATTCTCCAAGCATTATAGAATTAAACAAATTGTTTATTAAATTACTATTACTTTGCTCTAATAAAAATAAGTTTTTTATAAAATCTATAACTTTATCAAAAAATGTTTTACTTTTAGATTGTGCTGGGTTAATACCAAGAGCATGTAATCTAAAATTTTCAGCTAATTTTTCTTCTACTTGTAAATCAGTTAAATTAGCTTTATTAGTTTTTCTATATTCATTATACAACTCTTCTTTTTGAGAAGGTGTTAATAAAAATTGACTTACTCTATGAAAAGCTTCGTGATATTCTGTACCTTCTTCAGCTAAAGAAGAAAGCAATATTCTACCATCAGAAGTCAATTGACCATCTGCAATACCGTCTATTAATTTACCATTAATAATTTCTACAGAAACATTTAATATTTTAGATAAATTTTCTTTAGCTTTATTTATGTCAATAAGAACACCAGATTTATTAGATAGTCTATTTAAACCTAATTTATCTAAATTAGATTTATTTTCTACAGGTAATTTTTTACCTATTAATTTTTCTAAAGCAGAATTAATTTTTTCATCTCTAGGTGTTAATGTAATTTCTTTTTCAGAAGAAGGTTTAACATTACTATCTGTTTTAACTTCTTTAGGTAAATTATTTATAAGGTTATTTAATGTAGTATTTTTAATAGATTTTTTATTTTCTACTTCTATTTTTTTGTTACGAAGTTGAGCTAATTCTCCAGCTAATTCACCTACTCCTTCTTGTTTTGTTACAATAGGAGATGTTTCACTATTATTAAAAACAGGTGAATACATAATATAACCATTCTGAAATCTTCTAAAATCAGGGTCATTTAAAATTTGTTCATCTGTAGCATTAGGTAAAAAAGATTTTATAGCTACTGTGAGTGGAGAATTTTCACTAGTTAATAAAAAATGTTTGTAACTTTCATAAGTAAAGTTTTTAAATTCACCTTCTACAAAAGCTATTTGATGATACTCTTTTTTAGTATCATTTAACCATTTGTTATTATTTACTTGGAAAGTTTTATTACCAAGTAATTCTAATATATCGTTATCATAATTACCTGAAAGTAATTCTTCAAAAGTAATATTTTTATCGCCAACTAATATTGTATTATTATCTAATATACTAAAATTATTAGTACTAGATATACCAGTATATACTATATTATTTATATAAGCTTGTATAGAGTATTTAAAATTCTTAGGCTTCTGTTCTGGGTTACCTGCTAAAATGTTTTTAGCTAATAATTTAGTTAGTTCTAAAACTGTTCTACCTTCAGTATTTTTATTTATTTTTCTAGTTATAGCTGGTATAATAGTTTCATTTTGTTTTATTAAAACTCTACCAACAGGATAATTAATTAAAAAACTACCTTTTTGTGTTTTACCTGTAGATATTTCAATAGTTAATTCATCTACTTCTTTTGAGTTGTTAACTAATGTACCTACAACATTTGAAGGAGCTGCATTTAAATTAGTTCCTCTATTTACAAAAGTTACTGGGAAATAAAAATTAGTATCATTTAATTTTATTTTTTCTCTTACTTCATTTAATTTTTTAGATTCATTTTCTAGTTGATTTAAAAATTCTTGTTCTGTAATAGAAAGGTCTGAATTGTAATAGCGCATTTCACCATTAGTAAAAGTATCACTATCTGTTCTCATTCTTCCAGTAACAATACCACCAGCAAATTTTACAGGTGTATTATTAGCATCTACAACAATAAATCTAATATCGTCAATTGTATGCGTAACATCTTTTATTTTTTCATCTTTGTAAATAGAATCTGGTTTACTTACTCCATAAACTTTATCGTTAATAGTTACTGTCATTAACTTTAAACCTTTCAGTTTAAAAGCCTCGTTTTCAAGGAATCTATACCAACGTCTTTCTTCAATATTTGGATTTAATTCATTTTCTTCCCAACCATCGTTACCTGCTGTAACAAATTTACCATTTCTATTAATATCTATTTTTTTACCATTTTTGGGTGCGGTTAAATCATTAGATGTTTCTACAAATTCTTGAGTAGTTAAAGGTTTAGAAGGCTCTTTATTAATTAATTTATCATATATATTAGTGTATAACTTTAATTCTTGTTGAGCATTTTCCAGTAAAAATTTTAACTTGTTTAAATTATCAGTTTTAGTTTCTAAATATTTTGTATATTCGTTTTCTATTAAAGCTAATTCTTTTTCTAAATCAGAAATTTCATTAGTATATTTATCTAATTCAGAATCTTCTATACTAGTTAAAGCTTCTTGTAATAAGTTTTTAAATTCTGGGCTAGTATTTAAATAAGTTATTTCGTAAATATCTGTTATTTTATCTTTATAATTTTTTACCCAATTAAAAAACTCTTCTGAAGTTTTAATATCGTATTTACTAATAATAGTATTTATTACAGAAGGATATTTGTCAATAAGCTTATCTAATTCACCAGATAAAAAATGATTAATAGCGTTAACAACTTTTTTTAAGTTTATTAAATACTCACGTTTATCATTTATTAAATCTTCATAAACTTGACTAAATTCTTCTTCTAATTGAATTTGTTGTTCTAAATCTTTAACATTGTTTTCTAACTTTTCTTTTTCAATAGATTTAAACTCTTTTTTTAAATTAGAATTTATTTCTTGTATACGTGATTTTAATTTATTAGATTCTTCACGTAGTTCCATACCACGTTTAACAATATTAGGTCTATTTTGTATATAAGTTTCTAACTCGGTTTCTAATTCAAGTATTTCATTTTCTAATTGGTCGCGTTTTTCTAATAATGTTTTGTAAGCATTACTTCTTTTTGTTCTACCGTCTTTTACAGAATTAATATCTTCTAAAATAGAAGCAAGTTCTTTATTTTTTAATTCTATTTCATTTTGTTTTTGTTTTTTGTAATTGTCAAGTTTTTTCCTTAGGTTTTTTATAATAACATCTAAAGAAAATACTCTAGCTTCTAGTTTTAAAAGTTCTTGTTTATTTTTACGAATAGTTCTTTTATCTAAAGGATTAACAGTAGTTACAACATATTTTCTATTTTGGGAATCATTTATAGCGTAGTTACCATTTTCATCTTTATAAGAGTTATCTAAAAAATCTTGTGTTTTATAAATTACTTTACCTTCTTCATTAAATAAAACTTCTGGTTTATCTTTTTGAAAAGTCCAAGTATGTTTATTACCAAGTTCATCTGTAACTTCAATATCAGAAGACTCAAAACCATCTTCATCTTCTACAATGTTTCTATTATAGAAATCCATTACTTCTGGTGAGTTTACTTTTGAGGTTTCTTTTTTAACAGCATTATCAACTATTTCTTCATCATTGTTTTCAGAAAAATCATTAATACCTTCATTAAATTTATATAAATTTTCAGGTTTTCTTACATTTGTAAACCAAGATAGAACAGATTCATTTTCTTTAGCTAGTTTTTCTTTACGAGAATTTAATTCTTTAAATTCTATTTGTTCTGTAGGATTTAACCCCTCTAATTTTTCAAAACCTTTAGTTTTATTTCCTAAATTATTACTATCTGTTTCACTATCAAATCTAGTGTTTATTGTATATGAATCATTTTTAGCTTGAAGTTCATTTATTTTAGCTGTTATTTTATTTAATTGATGTTTGTTTTCTTCGTAATTAAATAATTTTACAGCAGCAATTCTTTGAGCTTTAGTTGTTAAAGCAGATAAAGTAGGGTCGGAAGAAATAGAATCTAATAATTCGCTGTAATGTTTTATTTTATTATTAATATTATCTACAGTTAATTTAGGGTCTTGTATTTGATTAATATTTGTTTTTAATTCTGTAGCTAATTCAACAGGTTTTAAATCAGATAGAGCTTCATATTTAGAAACAAGTTCATCAAGCATACCAGCTTTTTTATGCGATTCTACTTGACCGAATAATTGTAGATTATTTAATCTATCCCATTCAATAAAATCTTTTTTATCAGCTGCAATAATTTTAGCCTCTTCTAAAGCAGTAAATCTATTAAGTTCAGATAAGTAATTATTGTTAGCAATTTTTTCACCAGTAGGTGATGTAATAAATCTTTTAGTAGGGTCTACTTTTTCTTTTTGGTATACAGAATTATTATTAAAATCTGTAGCCATTTCATTAGCAGTTTTTTGAATTTGACCTTGTTGTTTAGCTGTTGTTATAGCAGTTGTTCCACCACCTAATAATCCACCTAAAATAGCAGAACGTAAGCCTTCTTTAGTAGCTAAAGATTGTGGTAGCCCTTCAAAAGACTTACCTAAAAAATCAAAAATACTATCTGTATATTCTGGGTTATTTGCTTTTAAGGCTAATTGTTTAGCAGCTTCTTGAAAGCTATGTTGTTGTAATTCTTCATAAGATTCTAACCCAGTTTGTTTTGCAACTCCCCAAAGGTAGTTTCCAATTTTGTCTGCTTTGCTCATTTGTTTAGCAGCTAAATTATCCCCTTTTTTAAAAAGTAATTTAGTAGCATCATCATACATTTCATTAACTAATCCTTTTTTTGCCCCTTTACTAAAAGCACCAAACATTTGAGTATATTGGTTAGCATCTAACGCAGCTAAAGCTATATTACCCCAAAAAACATTGTTAGATTGTTTTATTGCAGTTTGTTCATCAACACCTTGATTTATTAATTCATTATATGTTTGATTACGCTCCATAGCAGATTCACCTAACCTACCTACAGTAGCACCAACACCTGTACCAACTTTATCTAAAATACGTTGAGTGTTACCTATAGTTTTTTGTAATTGACCAATATCTATACCTTCAGCAGCCATTGCTGATAGTTCTTCTTTAGATAAATTTTGTAATGCTTTTATAGTTTTACCTTCAAAAAATTTAGATGCTACACCAGCCTCATTTAAAACTTTTCCTGTTTTACCTATTTTAGTTAAAAAAGTAGCACTTTTAACTAATTTACTTACTAAACTCGTTGGTATAGCTTGTGAAGCTAAAAAAGCAGCACCTTGAGTTAAATCATCAAGAAATTGACTAGATGATAACCAACCTGTAATACTTTCATCATTTAATTGCTCTTGAGTAAAATATAGTTGTTGGTTTTCTAAAACATCTTTATGTAATTCTTCAATACCTTTCATTAAAGAATTATTAAAAGTAGAATCTACAAAACCTCTTTCTTTATCGTAAGTAAAAGGACTAGCAGCTAAACTAGCTATACCTGCAATAGTTTCTGCTGTAGCTGCTCCAAAAGTAGCAAGACCTCTTGTTAAAATTCTAGTTCCTCTTTCTAAAGAACCTTGATTATTTGCTCTTGCATCATCAAGACCTTCATTTAAATATATTTGACCTTCATTAAAATAAGGTTTGTATTTATCTAAAGAACCTTTACTTTTACTAGATTCAATATAATTAGATAATTTAGATTTATTTTCTTGTTTAACGGCATCTACATAAGATGCATCTGGTTTAATTGGATTTTCAGGCATTTTTATTGAAGTATTTTAGGATTAGTTAATAAAATATTGTTTAGACCTAATGTAATTATTAAATCTTCTTCTGAACGAAAATCAGATTTACCATCTTCAGGGTTTTTAATATATTGTTTTGTATTAATATTATACAATCTATATATATCAACACCTTTATCGGTTATAACATCTACAGCTAGTTTATTATTAATAGGTAATCTAGTAGGTTGTTCTCTTGTTCCTCCTTGAATAATAGGTAAATTTAATTCTGATATTTTTTTACCTTCATCAGAAGAATATCCTACTTGCATTAAACCAGTTGTTTTTAATTGATTTTGTTTTTGTGGGGAATTTGCATATTTAGAATTTTTAGATTGTTCAATTAAATCGTATCCATTTTGTTGATAATCTTCAATATTACCATTACCATCCATTACAGTATAATATGTAATTCTACTAGTACCGTCTTTTTTAGTACCTGTAACAGCAAAACCTGGTTTACCTGCTATTAATCCTTTAGTTGGTATAACATTTAACGTATTTAAATCTATACCTTTTTCTGCAAAATTTTCTTCAATATCTAATTGTTGACCGCCTTGAGTAATAAATTCTACATTATTATTTTTTAATCTATCTGTTAATAATTTAGAATATTGTCCAGCATAAGTATGTTCATTACCATCTACTAACTGGTGTTCTTGAATTATTGAACCTTCTTTATTAGCTTTTGTTAAAGCTGTTTTATATTTTTGATAATAAGCTTTTGCTGTATCTACAGCTTTACTACCATATAATCCTGATAATGAAACAGCTTCTCCACCTTTAGGAAATATTTCATTTTTTTCAAAATTACCTGTTCTAACTACATTATTAAATTCTTTAGGAGATAAAGGTTTTTCACCTGTTTTTCTAACTTTATTTGCATAATCAGCATATTTACTTTGCCAATTCCAATTAATTTTACTTTCCGCATTTTTTAATAATTCATCTTGTAATCTTAATTTTGTTTTTACATTACTTAAATTATTTTCAAGTTCTTCTTTTACTACTGGGTCAGTTACACTAGCTAATTTTTTCTGTAAATCTGTTTGTTGATTTATTAAATGTGTTTTAACTTGAGCTAATCCGTCTATATTAATTTTATAATCACTTGAAGTACTTGTTGTTATTACTGTAGCAGCCTTAGCTTTTCGTTCTGCTTCAGCTTTAGCACTTGTTTCCCATCTTGGATTCCATTTAAAATCATAATCTATTGTAGTATAACCATGTTTTTTACCTGCAAAATTTGCTGCTTCTTGAATTAATTGATGTTCTTTAAGAACAGCTCCTATTTGTTGGTCAGTAGCATTAGGATTTTTACTTTTAATTAATGCTACTGCTTCAGAGTCAAAATCTTTTAAATTATAATTATTTACAAGATGTTTTTGCTCAAAATATGCTTTTAATTCAGGATTAGTTTTTAAATTATCATAAATGTATTTAAAAATTTCTTGCTCCATTTCTGGAATAATATTTCCATTTGCATTTCTAGTAGCACCTTCTAATTTAGTTTGAACAAACATTTCTTCTCCATCTTTTGTTTTATATTTTATAGGAAAAGTAGTAGATTTATTAGCCTTCCAACCAGAAGCTAATTTATCAGCTATTTCTACTGCATTAGCATCAGCAGCAGCATTAAAATCTTGATAAGGACGTACATCAATATTACCTTTATTATCGTAAGAAATATCATTATCATTAACTTGATTATATAATCTACTTAATTTATTATAAACTTTTTCTCTTTCTAAAGGGTCGGCAATTTTATCAAATTTCATCAACTCCTCTCTTTTTTTTCTATCTGCTTCGTAATTAGATAATATTTGAGCATAACCTGTTTTTAAATTATTAAAAGCTTTTCTAGCTAATCTTCCTCTATTTTGATAATCTCCTGCTTTTTGAGCAGCCTCTATTTCTTTAGAAGCTGCTTGAATCAACTGTTCTTTTTTTAAAACATCATCTTTTTTCCACGGAATTACTTTCATATTATCTTTTAATTCTTCTAACGCATCATATTGACTAGCTACTACATCATAATCATCAGCCATCTTTTTTTGTAGTTCTTCCATTTCCTTAACAGGAGCAGCTACATAAGGTTTTATATATGGTATTAACGATAGTTCTTTAACGTATTGTGGCATAATTTTAAAATTAAAATTTTGTATTTAATACAAAAATAAGTAAAAAAAAGCAAATAAAAAAGCGAATAATCCGAAAATTATCCGCTTTAAAATTAACATGTATATACATTTATTTTAGCAGTATGATTTCATTTTTCTGGGTAATACTCCACCACGTTTAAATTCTTCACCAGTTAGTTCTTCTACTGCTTCCTTAGTAATTTCACCTTTTTTATAAGCATCTTTAATTTTAGAATTAATATATTCATTAGTACCTCTATTTCCTGCATACATTCTTGATATAGCTAATTTTTCTTTATCTACATTTTGCTTACGTTTAATAGCTTCGTGACCCATTACACCTTGCAAGAAAGTATTTAACGCATTTGTTTTGTTAGCAATAATAGCATTTTTATTTATTACTCTATCAATAGCATCAGCATTAATGTTTTCAGCATTTCTATTATTATAATCATTAATAATATTGTTATTAGTATTAGCTGTTTGCATATCCATAGCAGCTTGTGCTTGAGCAGCTTTATTTTTACCTTCAATACCTCTCGATACTAAATCAGCATTTCTACTGTATTGGTCTTGATATGAAGATGTATTTCTAGCCATTGTTTTGTTAGCTGTATCAACAGTTTTATCAATTTCATTATTAGCACTAGATAAAAAGTTAACATTACGTTGTAACAATGGTGTAGCTGTTTTACGTTTAATTCCTTTTTCTTGGCTATCAATTAAGTTTAGAGTTTTTAAATAAATAGCTGCGTTCATTAAATGACTGTCTAATCCATCTAAATCATAATTAGTTTTTTTCTTAATTTTATCATTCTTCTTAACAACATCAGATTTTACAGGTGTTGTAAGATTAGTTAAAGATTCACCACCAAATACTGTAGGATATTCTAAAGCTTTTTCCCAATCTAATTTAGAAGTAGGATTAACTTTTTTTCTTTCTAAATCAACAATATCATTAGAATCATTTGTATTCCATTCGTTATACCCGTCTGTTTCAAAAAGAGGTGGGTTTTTTAACGTTTTCTTAGGTTTAACATTACCAGTAGGGTTAACACCACCAGCAAATAATTTTTTTAGTTTACCGCCATAAGCAAATGTTTTAGTTGCCATATCATTTTGTTTATTAATTTCTTGTTCTTGAAAAGCTGCTTCAATTAAACCATCAATTCTTGTAGTCATTGTTGTAGCAGTTTTATGTTTTAAAGGGTCTTTAGAAGTTGTATTAGGTTCATATTTACCTTTTAATTTACCTAATTTAGTTGCTACTTCTGCATAAGTATTTGTTAATTTAACAGGTATTTTATTAGCAGATAAAAAACCATAAAGAGGTTTACCTATTAACAATCTGTTAGAAAATACACGTTCTCCACCTTCACCTAAAGTTCCACCATTTTCATGTGTTTCACCACCAGCTAAAGTCATATCACTAGCTAAATCAGTTTGTTCTTCAAGATTGGTATCTTGACCTTGAACTACTTCATCTTTTTCTACTTCATATTGTGGGTTAGCTACATTACCACCATCTGCAAATTTTCTTTTATTGTCTTTTATTACCCCACCTTTTTTAAATTGTTTTTTTTCTTGATTTTGTTGTAACGCTCCTGCTCCTAAAGCACTTGCCCCTCCTATTCCTATAGCAGGTGTTAGCCCAAATGCTTTAATTTCACCTTTACCTTTTTTAAACTTATTTGGGATATCAAATTCATACCAAGTATTTTCTTTATTGTCTTTTATTACTTTAGGTTCTACACCAAATAGTTTTTTAATAGTTTTAGGTTGTTCTGAGTATTTTTTAAGAATGGTTGTTCTTTCTAAATCATAAATATCTCCTTTAATTTTACCTTCTAAAACTTTTTGAAGTCTTAGTTTATCTGCATCTGGAGTATCAGCCATGATTTCATCCCATTTAGAAGTTCCTTTTAGTTTATTATATTTTTCTATAATTTCTTCAGCTGTTGTAACAGGTTTATAACCCTGCACTTTAGCAGCAGTTTCAGAAGTAGGTATTCTTACTTTATTTAAATCACTTCTTTTACCAGCATAGTCTACAAGTTCTTGTAAGTATCTTTCTTGGTGATTTTTATCAAGTAATTGTTTTTGAGTAATATTTTCACCTGTTGCATTATCAAAATATCTTCCAGCTTCATCTATATAATCATTGTCTATTGGGTCATTTGTTTTAGTTAATTTTCCTTTAGGCATTCTTCTATGTGTACCTTGAAAAGCGTCTGATTGTATTTGTGTCACTGTTAATACATCTGGAGTTTCAGCATCTCTTAAAAAGTGAATATGCCCTAATGTTTCATCTGGGTTACCATGAGCAGAAGAACCTCTACCAAGCTTAGACTTATTACCTAATATTAGAGTTTGATTTTCTAATGGTTCTAAATTTTTACCTTTTAAAGGTTGTAATATAGGATTACCCCTTTCGTTGATAACAGTTTTGTATTTACCATAACCTAATCTATCAATACCGTATTCACTTGAATGTGTTACAAATTGTCTTTCTAAAGGAATAAGTTGGTCTTGAACTACTTTTCTAAACTCATTATAATCCATCTTCTTAGGAATGTTTTCTCCTAATCCTTGCCTTATAATAGCAACCTTATCAGCACCTCCTGATTCCTTACCTATAATAGCAAGAGCTTGTTCTGTATTTATCAATCCTGTTTTAGGTTCTACTATTTTACTAATAGCTTCTCCTTCCATTGTAGATTTTAAATGCAATCCCGGAAGTTCTTTTAATTGCCAAGATTTAAGTGCATTTATATTTTGTGGTATGGGTAAAGACTTTTCTATATTTTTTGTAACCGATAAAACATTAGGAGAACCAATTAATTCTTTAGGTTTAATTTTTAAACTTCTAGCACCACTTAAAGGGTTAAGCATATCTAAAGCAAAATTACCAACAGTTCCTAACCCTTTAATTGCAGGAGTGCTTGGAAGTAAAGCTGCTTCTACAGGTACGTATTCTATACCAGGTTCAGGTGTACCAAAGTCAATTAACTCTTGAACATTGTATGTAGGTTTTACACCTATACGTTTTTGAAAGTTTTCTCTATTAGCTTTCTTAACTTCTTGTGGAGTTTTTAATCTTACATCTTGTTGTTGTATGCTAGGTCTTTGCACAGAGGTATTATCAGAAACCATTCTGTTATCTAACTTACCTAGAAAAACTGGTTTTTTAATAACCCCACCTTTTTTAAACATAGTAGCTGTAGAGTTACCTGCAAACCCACCAGTCATTTCTTGTTGTTGACCTGCTAATTTAGCAGTATTAATAGAAGCAGTACTTTCTTGTTTTGTTTGTTCTTCTTTAGCTTTTCTAACTTGAGCTTCGGCATATGATTCCCCACCCCATAACCCAAAAGAAGCATTTCTTTTCATAGCTTCATAATTACCTGTAGTAAAACCTTCTAGCAAACTTTTAGGTGTAGATAAAGGATTTAATGTATATAATGCTTCAGCAGTTTTACTTTTAAAAGTACCATCTGAATTTTTAGCCATGCTTGTACTCATAGTATCAATAATACCTACTGCTTTAATAACTCCTGTTATAGGGTCTACAACAGGAACAGAATTAGCAGCGTCACCTAATGGGTTAGATGCTTCAGCACCATCACCAAAAGACTGCGCTTTAAAAATATCTAGTGCATTAGCCATTCCACCATTTTGACCAAGTTTATTAGTTTTAATAGATTTTTGGTTACCAAAATTAATACCCTTAGAATCTAATAACTTAGGTGTATTAGTTTTAAAAGTTGGTGTATTAGTTAATCCTAAGCCACCTAACTCAAACTTTTTAAGTTTGTTATTTCTTATTTCTGCTAAATATTTCATATTATCTTTCAACTATTTGACCTTTACTAGAAACATCTTCTATTCGGATTTCATTTTGCAATATACCATTTATTTTGTTATCATGCAAAAGTTTTACAGCTAAATATTTATCTATTAAAGGTCTTCTTTTTTCAAAAGGTTTATTAGTATCAATAGGTGATAAATCTGTATTAACGTCATAATTTAATATAAAAGGTTCTGTTTCTGTAGATAAGTAATCTTCACGTAGTAAATCTCTTAAATGATTAAACATCCATGTATCTTTAATATTTCTAGTATTAGAGTTAAAATAATTATCAAAATTAAAATTAATTAAACCTACTTCTCCAGTAGTTTGATAATCATTCCATATTAATATAGAAGTAAAAGTATTTTGTTGTTGATATACTTGCTTTTTAAATACTTTAGCTAACCAAGATAATGCTGTAAATATTTTAGAATCTTTAGTATTAAAATTAAATATAGGTATTATATAAGAAATATATGGTTGCCCTAATTCAGGGTTTACAGAATCAATATCTTTTAATGTAGTGTTATAATAAATTGCTTTATTATTTAAATTATTATTATTGTAAATAAAGTTATCTTTAAATGATAAAAGTAAATTTCTAGTATTAACTAAAAAATCTGGTAAATAATCATGTTCAGAAAACCATTCTTGTGTTATAAAAGAATAAGAATAAGTCCAACTTTTATTAATAAAGAAAGCTTCATTATCAAACAACACTACTTCTTTTTTAATTGAACTTGTAGCATAAATAAATCTACCATTTACATAACGTAAATTAGGATATATGTTTGAAGATTGTTCTAATAAAGAAATAGCTGTATTAGTTAGCTTATAAAACTTTTTAGCTATAATTAATCTATCACTAAACCAATCATAAGCTGCCGTAAAACCGAATAAACTAAGGGGATTGTCTTCTTGAAATTCTATACGTTCAAGAGAATAGTCTAAATTTTGCTTAAACCACGTTTGTAATCCTTTACTAATATTAGTAGCTTCTGAACCATTTAATAACCAAATAAAACCGTTTTCTCTATCTATTGTTAATAAACCATATTTAGTTAATACAGAAGAAAACATATTTTGAGTTCCTACTGTACCTTCTTCAGATGGTAATATTTCAATTGGCTCTCTTTCAAATATATTACCAACACCTACAAAAGCTGTAACTTCATCAGTATTTAATTGCTCATTACCTGTAGTATAATACGAAGCTTGTCTAGTTTGTATGTATAAATTCCTATCAGCACCTTGTATATTAGTAAGCTTACCTTTGTTTTTATTTGCTTCATAATAATCGTTTGTTAACCATATAGACCAATTGTTACTTAATGATTCTTTAGACAATGGACTACTTCTAAATATTCTAAAATCAAATTTAGAAAAATTTTCTTGATAAGGATTGTTTAATATTAAAGGAGTTAAATTATTTATTTTTAAAATACTATCATCCCAAAAATTACATGTAACATTCCATCTATTATTTAAATCTCTTAATAAATTAGCACCATATCTAGGAAAATACCTTTGATTAACATCTGAATCAGTAATAGTTCTTAAATCTAAAGGTAATGTGGATTCACATAAAAAAGTATGAAAAGTTCTTATACCTTTAAATTCATCATAAGTACCAGTACCTACTGTTGATTGACTAGCACCCCAACCTAAAGTGTTAAAAGTATTATATGTAATATAAGTATCTCCAGAATATGTTTTACATGAATTATTTACAAAACCTATTATAGGATTTATTACTCCTGTAGAAACAGGTTTTTGGGCATAAAAATTAGAATACGGATTATAATTAATAATAGCTAATGTAGATAAATAATATTGAATATTTTTATTATTTAAACTTTCATTACTAGTATCAAATCTAGCATTTGCAGTTAAAGTTGGTAATCCTCTATTTAATTTACAAATTAAAGTATCTTCTAAATATCTATTATCAAATTCTAACCCAGATTTATTAGCAATAATTTGACTATTTACATATAAATTAAAAGCAATTCCTCTATAAATTTCTGAATTACCAACAGTATTAAAAACATTTGTTCTTGTAGTTTCAGTAAAATTCAAACCGTATGTTTGTATATTATTTATAGAACCAGAACCATTTTTATTTTCATAAAATAAAATAGGTTTATTTTGAGTATATAATTCTTGTATTAAATAACCGTTATTAAAAGCAATTTTATTTTTAAGCAAATTAGAATCATAAAATCTAATTATATCAGTAACACAAAAATTGCTTTGAGTATTATTAAATTGATATGCTGTACAATTAACTCCATTACTACCAAAAGATAAACCAGAAGTTCCTTGAGAATAAGCTGCATTTACAAACATTGATTGACCAATGATTGTATTGTTTTTGCCAGTTCTTTCACCATAAGAAATTACATAACCTTTTATTTTAGGTAGTAATTCTTTTGGAAATTTAATATCTGTAAACTCTAATCCTAAACAATCTAAAAAACTTCTACCATAATCTGGAATAGTAGAATATATGTTATTTTTCATCCATCTAATAGATGGCATTTTATGATGTCTTACATTTTTATTTTTTAATGAACCTATAACAGAAGTTTCACCATTTACATCTACATCATAAATATCAAAAGCATCTAAATTAGGATATTTTTCATTATCATTTTCCCATTGACCGCATAACCCTTTAGATTCTCCTGTAGGATTATTTGTTGTAGGAGATACAGTACAAGTATCTTCTACTTGAAATATTTTACCTATAACACCTTCTGGTTGAGCAATAGTAGATAATAATTTATTACCAGAATTAGGTTCTAATCCCGGTATATGAAAACCTCTTGTTATAACACCACCATCTAATATTAAATGAATATTTAAAGAATATACTTCTCTATGTTGAAAAGATTTTTCTGTAAATCTATCTGTTTGATATTTAGGGCTGTCCTGTCCATTACTAAATGGACTTTTTAATTTACTAGTCCATTTTACTTTAATATTATTTGCGTATGGTTGGTAATCAAAATCAAATTGTTCACCACTCATAGCATATAATCTTTTAGATACTGTTGTTAATTTACCTAATTTACTATAAACAGCTCTTGGTGTTAGTATTTCTGCAACAGTTAAAGCAGTAGTTTTTTCATTACCTGTATATAAATAAGTTAATGTATTACCTATTATAGGAATATCCACAACTTCTTCTGCTATAAATTGATTGTTAATACATTTTATTACAGATAAAGTTAAATAATCAAATGTAGTATCTACATCTGTTATATAAAAAGTAATAGATTTAGAAGTTAATGTATTTGGAGCAGAACCTTGTGAAGCTGTAATATTACTAGTATCAAAATTATCAGCGTAAATTATAATAGGATTTTTAGTAATACCGTAATTTGTATCACTGCCGTCTTTTTTCTTATATTTAAAAACAGCAAAATAACTTCCACTATATAAAGCTCCACCAGTATTATTGTATTGTATTGTACAATTAACATCTGATTTATTAGGAAACATTAAACAATCATTTATTTGAAATAAATTAGGATTGTTTTTATAAAAAGTTAAATTAACTAATTTAGGAGAAGAGTTTTTATCAGTAAATGCTGTAATAAGTTCGTTTTTATAATTGTAATCAAATTCTCCTACAATAGGATAATTAGGATTAAATTCAAGTTCATTATTAATATCTCTAATATAAGATACATATTCACCTTCTTTAGTGATAATACCTATTTCAGCTATCTTTACTTCTAAAGAAGCGTTATTAACATATGTTTTTTCAAAACCACATGACCAAATTAATAGCGCATTATTATCTATTTGTTTACAACCAATTGGTTTTAATATATAAATAATACCACTTAAATTAATTTCAATTAACCCATATTTTTGATTAGAAGCAGTATTTCTTTTTTGGTGAACTAAAAATCCATTTTCATTAACAACAGCATTTAATTGTTGAGAATAAACAACATTTTTATTATTTAAAACAAATCCTTCTGGTAATTCATCTGGGGTAATATTTCTATTTATTCCTTTTATTTTCATAATTAATACATTTGACCAAATACTTGTTCAGTTCTATTAAATAATTGTAATGGTAAATTTCTTCTAGTTCTAAATTGTTCCCACATTCTAGTAAATCTTTCAGCATCTTGTAAAGATGGTATACGAACATTATTAGCTGCTTTAGCTTTCCATCCAGATTCTCCTAATTGAGTATTTCCCCAAAACATTGCATAAGCTGTTTTCCAATCAAATATAGGATGCTTGTAACCTTTTTGTATAAGCATTAAAATTATATACCATTCAATTGCTTGAATATAGTATTCATTATCAATTATAAAAGGATAACCTTCTTCATCTATAGGAAAGCTTGTGTAAACAATATCTATATAACCTCTTTCAAAAGATGTTTGAATTAAATCTAATTTACTGTTCCAAAATTCTCCATTAGTAGCATTAAGAGTTCCTCTACCAACTTGATATATATTTAAAGTAGAACTATAAACTTCTAAAGCATTTATTCTACCAGATATGTATTCTATTTTTTCAGCTATTTCATCAGTTGGTGTCATAGCATACATATCTACTAATTCTTTTTGTTGTTTTAACAATCCATTAATTTCTAAAATAGTTTCTTGTTCTAATATTTTAAGATTGTCAGGATTTTTATCTAGTTTTTTTTCATAACCAATTCCAGAAATATCGCTACCTAAAGGTAATAATTGATTTTTATACATTATAGCAATAATACCTTCTGTACCTAAAGGATAACAAGTATGATAATTATCTACATAAACATTAGTACAAATATTAGTTGTAAAACCAGCATGTTTACCAATAAATCGCATTGCTTGACCAACCCAATCAATCATATTAGCTTCTTCATTACTATGAAGAATATTATGGTTAGCTAACAATCTTTGAAAAGAGTATTTACAAGATATAGTTTTTGTTTCGCTCATATAAAGGTACAGTTAATTTATTAATTTTATTTGTATTAACGTAGTTAGTAAGTCTACCAAATGCTTCACTAGATACATCAAATTTCCAAAAAATAGAATTTGGTACTAGTTTTTTATATTTAGTTTCACTTATTTTTTCGTAAGTATATATTTTTTGTATTGTTAAATAAAAGTCATCTATAAAAAACACCATCCATTTTTTACCATCGTCAAAAATAGGATTTCCATTAGGAGATGTACCAATTTTAGAAGCTGGTTTTTCTCCACGCTCAATAATCTGTTTTTTTAATTTATTACTTTCTCCCCAGTTAGGAACTAATTTATCAAAATTTCTTTCTTTTCTAACTAGTTTAATATAAACAGCATTACCCACTCGTAGTGGGTAATTATTTAATATTATTTCATCTAACATTAAATCATTTAAATCGTTTAATATTTTACCTAGTTTAAATAATTTAGTTGTAGTAACTTTTTGATTATTACTAATTAAATAATTTTTTATAAAATCAGGTGTGTTAAAATTAATTGTTTTCGGCATCTACAGAAATTTGAGTATTAAGTAAAGTATTTAATTTAGGTATTACCATTTTAGTAATAGTATCTTCCCAATGACCTTCAATAAAAATGTCTTCTTCTAAATCCCAACATGGTTTATTATCACAATCTAATATTGCACTTAATTCAGTGGGGTCAGCAGGTATATAACGTAATTTAATTTTTTCTAAACTAGGTTTATTAATAATAACAATACGTCTATTTATCCAAGTGTAGTAAATTTCTTTATTACTAAATTTTCTATGTTTAACATATTGAATTTCAGACGGTTTAATATAATTAAATGGTTTTATACCAGTTAATTCCCCAATAAATAAAAAATTAACTTCATCTTTAACTTCAATAGGAACAGGTATTTGATTAACAGTTGTTGGTAAATTACAACTTAAATCAATACCACAACATTCACTACTAGATTTTAATTCTAATGGTTGGCAAAAACTAGCTGTTGAATTACTTGGAAACAACCCAGTTTTTTCATACTGCTGTCTTACTAAAGCTTGTCTAGCTGTAATAATAAACCCTTTAATTATTAATTTTGTTGGATAGTCAAAAGGTTTTTTAGCTAAAGCAGCTAATGTGTCTACATATTTATTTAAATACATTTTATACTGTTATTACTTGCATTTGTATTAATAGTGTCTATTAAACTTTCAAGTAAATTTATAGATTCTATTTTAAATTTTGAAACTTTACTTACTATTTGTTTTAATTTTTTTAATAGTGCCATAGTTTTATTTTGTAATTAATGCTATTAATATAATGGTTTCAATAGTAGCTACAGTACTAACAGTTATTATTAAACTTGTTAAAAAATTTATTTTGTTATTCTTTTTTTCAACAGTTTTTTCTAAACTATTTTTTTTGTCTGTTAATACTTTATTAGTATTTTCTTGTTCTTTTATAATAAGTTTTTGGTTTATTGTTAAAGTATCTAACATTTTTATCTTTGCAGCAAATAAAACAGATAAAGAATCCTTTTGTTTTATTTCTTGTTCCATTTGATTATTTTTATTATATACTAAATTCCAAATCTTTTTGTCATTATTTGATATATTGTTGGTATTTAAAGTAGGCTGACCAAAGGTTACTTCTATATAAACTGTCAGTAGCATTACTATCCAAACTACCAATATTTTTACTTTTTTGTTCATAAATAAAAGTGTTATTTATAATTGTTTTTTGGTTTTTGACTATTTCATTAGTTAATGAATCTATTTTAAGTTCTGTTTTTTTAACAGTTTCTTCTGCTTGTAACTGTATAGTAGATTTTAAAATATTTTTTTCTACCTCTAGTAATTTATTTTTATGGTAAAAATAACCTAGTATACAAACAAAAAAAGTTGTTGTTATTAACAACAACCCTAATAAATAAATTATTCTATTGTTAACCATACTTTTTCTTTCTTTAAAGCTAGTTCAATATCTTTTTCTAATTTAGTTGCTGCTTTAGCACTATCACCAGCAAATCCATCAGAAGAATCTTCATAAGCTACACCAATACAACCTTCTACGTTTTTAGCTGTATTTGCAACATGAATACGAACACCTTCAAAACCTTTTACATTTACGATATAAGTCATAAATCTTTTAAATCTATTACTATAAGTCATAGTAATTTCATACCTACCTTTAGGTATAGCTGTTTTTCCATGTACTTTAATTTTAGCAATTTCATTAAGTTGCATTGTTTGGTCTAACCCTCTATCAAAATCTTCAATAGAAAATGCAAAAAATTTACCGTTAACAAACCATTTACCGCCACAATAAAGTTTTTTTTCATTATTCCAAATACGTTTTACATTTAATTCCATATTATTATTCTTTAATTTCTTTATAATTTAAATCGTTATTACCAATTTCTGTTGTAGTTGTTTTAGTAGTATTTTCTATTGTAGACCTTCCAAATAAATAAGTTAAAACAATAGGCATCTGAACACCTACAAATAATAAAATATTATTAATAGAATTTTTATCAATCCATTTAATAAAGTAAGTTATACCAGAAATAACAGTTAAAAATATTAAAGATGCAGCATACCAAAAACAAATAAATAATCCTACTGAAGATTTACCGTTTTTGTTTGAAGTAGCTTCTTTCCAATTAAATTTTGAAAAATCAAACATTATTTAGTATTTTTTAAAAAATTAACAATTTGCATTATAAAGTATAATGCACCTATTACAATACCTACAATTGTAGTAATGCCAGCCCAAGAACCTATAATAAAAGCTTTTTTTTCTTTAATAATATTTAAAAATGATTCAACTCGTTTAAATCTTGCAAAAAGAGAATTTTCGTTGTCTAAATCATTACCTACTAAAGTAAATAATAAATTATCTAGTTTTTTATCTAATTTACTATAATTTGTTTTAGCATCTACAGAATTATTTATTAATTCTGAATAAATACTTTTAATTTGTGTTGAAACATTGTTTTTAAAATTTTCTAGTTCAGGCTGAAGTTTTTTATAAACTTCATCAACTATTTCTTGTTTTTCATGTTTAGTTAATGGCATTATAACAATTGTTTTAATGATTAAAATAAATACCCTTTTAATTCTTCTTTTGTAAATTCGTCAATAGTATTAAGTATTTTTTCTTCTTTACAAATAACAGGTTCAAACCATACTTTTTTACTTTCTAGTGAAGTGTTAGATTTTTCAACAAGTTCATGAAGTTTACGTGAACGTATTTTACCTTGTTCTTTATTTGTATTTGGAATATTATCTGTGTAAGTTAATAATCCATCTTTATTTTCAACAGCAGTTTCAAAAAAAAGTTCTTCTTTTTCTTTTTCAAAATTACTTGAATTGTCTTTAATTTCTTTTTCTGTAGCTAAATTATATTGTTGTAAAAACTTTTTAACAAAATAAGTTTTTTTATCTTTTATTTCGTTTTCAATTTTATCTGTACCTATAATAGAGATAACTAATTGTTTTTTACTAGCTAAGGTTTTAATATCTATTTCAAAACCATTTTTACTTTTTGTGTTTTCTTGTTTTTGTGAGTTACTTGACATAAAATTTTAATTAAGGTTAAATTTAAAAAAATGCTAATTTACAAAAAAAAATTAGTAAAAACCAAATTTTTTATGAATTTTCAATTAATTTTCTTTCTAAGTTTAAAAAATTTAATACTAAATTTTCTACATACACATTATTAGCACCCCATGCTTCAAATTCATCTTTTGTTAGGTAATAAGTACCTTCTGCTATTTGTTTACCTTCGGCTGTTTTTAACACCCAATAAGTACCAGTAGTTGTTGCATCTGTTGTAAATCCATGGACTGTTACTTGTAACTGTTCGGCTGTACCTAGTACACCTAAACTTGTTGGTTTGATTGTTATCATGTTTTATTGTTTTAAATTATTGTGATTCCATAAAATTGCCCTTGGTTACGTTCAATTGTTTGTCGGTTGGTGGTGGAGAGGACGGAGGGGAACGAAATCAATTCTGATACAGTGCCTTCAAATGTGAGCAATGATGCAGTTCCATTCAACGAACCTATAGCACTATTAACCCCCGTATAGAGGCTCGTAATTGTTGCGCTTTCCCATTGTGTGCCGTTCTTAAACAGTTTCCACTGCTCGCTTC